TTGTATCACATCTATGACATTGGAATCGTATATTTCGTGGATAGTCGATTGTTTTCGCAAGGGAAATTTTAGCCAAAATCTTGGCTTTATGTACGGAATCCCAACCGTTACAAGATTCATATTGCAAATTAGCCGTGCATGCTGTCCCTCTGCTCAGCCCTCCGACCGCTCCGAAAATGCTGCAAGAAAATCGAAAATATTTTCCGTAAAATGCGCTTTTTCATCTCACGGTGCTTTGTGTATTGTGAGAGGGCTCAGTCAAGAGCAGAGACTGAAGCCTGAATAAACTTTCTTCTTAAGCAAAACAACGACTTATCGAAAAATCAAAAATTATTTTAAAGAAAATGCGCTTTTCAGTCCTTTCGTTCTTTGTGTATTGTGAGAGCGGAACAACCGCAGGAAACCTAGAAAGGATAACTATGAACGCACAAGGGATTTGGTATGACTAATAAATTCCTCAACGCAGCCAAAGTAAACGAGAATGATGAATTTTACACTCAGCTGTCGGATATTGAAAAGGAATTGCAGCATTACAAACAACATTTCAAGGCCAAAGTTGTTTACTGCAATTGCGATGACCCGAATGCTAGCAACTTCTTTCGTTACTTCTTCGACAACTTCAAACAGCTGGGCTTGAAAAAGCTGATTGCGAGCGGTTACAAAACTGAAAATACTGAGCACGGTGTTCGGGCGGAATACTGGGGTGAGGGCAATGCGGTAATCGAGCCGTTGAAAGGTGACGGAGACTTTCGCAGCGATGAGTGCGTCGAGTTGCTGAAACAAGCGGACATTGTTGTAACCAATCCGCCATTTTCTCTGTTTCGGGAATATGTAGCGCAATTGGTTGAATATAACAAGAAGTTCTTGATAATTGGTAACCAGAATGCCTTTGCATATAATGGAATCTTTCAATTGTTGCGAGACAATAAGATGTGGGCAGGTGCGAATAAGAATGATATGGAGTTCTTAGTGCCTGATTACTACGAGCCGAAAGCAACACGTTATCGTCAAGATGAGGAAGGCCGAAAGTGGCGAAGTCTAGGCAATGTTAGTTGGTTCACTAACCTAGACCATGCTAAACGGCCTGAGAAGTTGGTTCTTCAACAAGCCTACAGCCCTGAAACTCATCCGAAGTACGACAACTATGATGCTATTGAGGTATCTAAAGTTGCTAACATCCCGCATGACTATGATGGCGTGATGGGTGTACCTATTACATTCTTTCTCAAACATAATCCCGACCAATTTGAAGTGATTGGCTGTTCGAACAACCATGGCCGTCCTAAAGGTTGGGCGGAGGATATTGATATGGCTGTTACGATTGGCGGTAAAGAAATCTACAAACGAATACTTATCAAGCATAAACGATAGACCGAAAGGAAAACTATGAACACACTCAATAAAGTGCTGACGATGCTACGATTGCAGCACGAGAACAATGTTGTAACGCAGGGCGCAGAATGGTATGCTAAGGGCAATTCTTGGGCTAATGCAATCATTGCTGAAACAGGTGAATACCTTGAATCAGTAGGCTACAAATGGTGGAAGCATCAGGATATTGATATTGAGAATGCTAAGACTGAACTGGTTGATATCTGGCACTTCTTGTTGTCTGACCTGATTGAGCCTGAGTTGTTATTCCGTCCGACCGCGCAATTTGACTTTGAAGACCGCGTGAGACCGTTAGGCCAGCATATCGCATTCGTGGTTGATGGCGTAGAAGAGAAGCCACTCAAACTCAATACTGAATACGACAAGAATGTTACACCGTTCATCAATTCCATGATTAATCGAAGCCCCGATACCGTGAAGCAATTTTTGCGTCTTTGCCAACGAATCGGAATGGGTTTTGATGAGTTGTACACCCGATATGTCGTCAAGAATGCGTTGAACAGATTCCGCCAGAATAACGGCTACAATGACGGTACATACCGCAAATTTGTAAATGGCCTTGAAGATAACACCCAAGCCTTGCGTCTGGCTGAGGGGTTATCCGAAGTGACCGTTGATTCTGTTTACAAGGCCTATGAAGCCTTCTACAAGCACAATGACGGCAATGCTAAGGATTGATGAACTGCGAGAGGGCACTCAAGTAGTGTCTGACTCATACGGCATTCAAGCAACAGTGTTAAGCATTCAAGAAACAGGTGACTTGTATGCTTATCCTAGCGGAAAACTTGTTTATCTCAAGACGACAACCGACCGTATGCTTGGGCTGTGCGCCTTAGTTCTTGAGCAGAAGTGGTCAATTAAAAATTAAGATTGGCTGATGGAATATCAGCTTATGAATAGCACTCTTGAGGAAATGCGAACATGCTGTTTAGTAACAGTACTTTGGACGAATTGAGAAGAGAAGCCGAAGAGACCGACAATAAATTGGCTTTGGCTATCTTGGATAGAATCCCTGACGCAATACGAGATGAGGTCATTGCTGAGACTAAAGCCTATGAGACCCGCATGGAAATCCTTGAGGGTGCTATTCATCAGACAAATTATTATCTGTCTCAAGCAGTAGCAGAAACAATGGTTGATATTTTCAATTCAGAAGGTGGTAAACGCAAAACTAGCACGGCCTTGAAAGAATTGCAAATGCGTTTTGACACTTACATTCTTTCTGATGCGGCTGAAGTCTTGGACGGTTTTGTTCCAGATGTAGTCAAGCGCGTGAAAGAAGAATTGGACTTGAAATGAAAATTTCGCCGATTCATAAAAATTAGAATTGGTGAACAGAATATACAGTCATAGCTTGAGCGATAAAGTATCCCAAGCACCAGATTAAGCAGAGGGTGTCAAGCTCATGAGGTATGAGCAGCCGTCTCATAAACGGTAGGCAGACAGGTTCGAGTCCTGCGGCACCCACCAGATTAATAACGATTGAGGAAGTCATGATGTTTCAAACTTGGTATTTCAAGATTCAACAAGGCGCAAAGCTGATTGAAGACAAGATTACAGTTGACCCGAATGAATTGCCTAGCAAGTCATCTGTTAAAAAGATGTTGCTGAAACGCTACAATGTTGACGCTTCAGCCTTGAAAGTCTTGCGCGAAGCGACATGAAAGTCTCAACGCTAAGATTCTTGCGGAAAGCCTAAAAATTAAAATTGGTGAGCGAGATTTAAAGCTACCTATTATCAACCTAGTCAGGAGACATATCAAATGAACGTATTTAAAGCTGTAAAAGCCATTTTCACTTCTAAAACTAACGGTGCTGTTAAGGACATGATTAGCTCTGATTCTTCCGCAGCGAAACAGTATATTCAGGGTGAAATCGACAAGCTGAATAAACATCTCAAGAGCATTTGTATCGAGCAAGCCCAACTCAAGTCCGTTGAGTCGGATACTCAAGAACAAGTGAAGCAGCATACAAGTATCTTGAAAGGACTGGAGCAAGAGTTGCGCGCAGCTGAATCTAAAGACCCTCGCAAAGCGCGTGAAGCATTCCGCATTAAAGTGTTGTTAGGTAAGAAACAAGACTTCTTGGCACGCATTCAATCCCAGATTGACTCTTGGGAGGAATCAAAATCTTCAATCCTTGCGAAGATTGACGAATTGAAATTTGAGTGAAGCCGTATTTCCGCTGGTATCTCAATCAACAATTTCCGTGATGTTAACATGGATGTTGACGAGTTTATCAAAGAATTGTCCGTGACTGTAGAGGGCACTTCAAAATACTATGACGCGATTGAGCCTGCTCAAAGCTCCGACTCAGAAGAGTTTGCAAAATACATGGAGTCACTCAATGACTGATACGCTACTGAAAATGAACCGTCAAACAGGCGAGTTTCGAGCGTATTACAGCAAATCCTCAACGAGATGGCACACGTATGTACTCAATACTGGGGTCATAGGGGCTGGGGTTATTATGGCAGCTTGTGTTTTGATAGGCTGGTATTTTACCAAAACCCAATTTGCGCCTGAAGCTATGTTGCTGCTAATAATTGGCCTGAGTTTGCTTATCGTCTTCGTTGGTGTAGTATTTATGGAGGGAGCTTCTTACAAGAAAGTTCCAGTAGAGCCAAAGGCCTTGTTAGATTCATGCGTAAATCCGTATTTTGTGATGCATCTGCCTATTAGAGGGAGAAGAGGCATAACATACTTTTACATTGAAGACAAGGACAATGCCTATTTGTTAGACGGACTAGATTGTGACTTCTTTAAATGGTCTGCATGGGGAGAAGGCAAGAGCTATCTGGTAGTTGACGGTCATACTAGGATGATTGACTATGAATTTTGTTCGAAAACTCCGAGCGAAATTGCGGAAATAATTGTCGACAAACATCCTTTATTTATGAACGACTCAATTGAATCTGTTCGCAAAAGAAACAAGTTGTATAAAGCTATGATGACTGAAATCTGTAGCTGATTGATTTACCTGCAAGGGGTTGCATATCCCGTCCGCCAATATGCGGGAGACACAAATGGTAATATTGGCCTTGTTTTAGCATATTAAGTTCCTTTTGTTTTTCAACAGTTAAACCTGTTGACTGCAGCCTGTTAGTTTAGCCTATTTTCTAGCTGGCTGTGGTGAGCAAGTTGACTCCTGAACTTTGTCTGGTAGGCGCAAAGTAAAATAAAGCCTACTATCACTCCAGACTTAATGTATAGAAAATCCGTCATGGCGAAAGCTCAGTGACGCTGGATAATGGTAACCAGTTCTTTTTCGGAATCGCTTTGACCTTGTATCAATTACCTCTCCTACCTCCATGCAGTATGCTAGTTCAGCGTCATCTCTCCAACGCTTCTGCTAGCAGCAAGGTCAGGGCGATTCCTAAAGAGGAAATCTTTTCAACCGACAGGAAACTCAAAATGTCTATCAACAAATTTGTATTTGACGTGCAGACTGGAAAGCTGCTTACAGCTGAGACTTTCGACCATGCTGTCTCACTCAAGTCAATGCGTATCGTGAAAACGCGGATTGATTGGTCGGCTATCTGGGAACAACCAGCAGCCATATCGTTTTCAATCATTTCTGCGTTCACGGCCTGTAACGCGCTCCTAAAGGGTGATTGGGCTGCTTTCAGCATTGCGTTTACTTTTCTGATTGCTATTGTCTGCCTTAACTTGAAATTGATTACAGCTGAGAAGCCATATATTTATGTGAAATGGAAAGAGGTGTCGCAGCTTGACGACTTCTGGAATTTGAAAGGTGCTACTTGTATTGCAGCAGCCAGTACGAAGAATGTTCAAGGGATGATTGCGCTGAGTCCTAATCAAGATACAGTCATTGTCTATATTGCGCGTGCGTATTCCTTAGGTGTCGACATGTACGCCGTCTATAAGGAATTGTTTGGTCACGACATTGGCTATGAACAACCGACCGTCCCATTCAGCACGAAACAGGCTTATCATAATTCAAAAGCAATTGTTGATAAGATGAAAACCGCTCAAGCAGGCTTCGAGGCTTTGCCTGTCCGACTGCCTATTGAAATCTATGACTCAGCAATGCTATACAGATGCGGATTCAAGACTATGCCGTTGAATCCTGAGATTGTTGATTGGCTAGAATCAATCGTTTATGTTTTTCAAGCAAAACCTTATGAAAGGAACTGACTATGTTTCAAGACCTTAACAGACAAACGGCCGTACAGAACGCATGCTACAAGTGGCTGAACACCTTTTAGCTAAAGGAAAGAATGTGGTTATTTATTGCCTGCCCGCTCAAATGATCCCATTTGGAAAATACCTTAACCATCACGACAACCTGAGCTTGAGAAGCTGTTATTTCAGCCCTTATGAACCGCAAGTCAATAGAGACTTGAAGTTTGTTGAGTTGTTTGACCATGCCTTTATATCCCGACACTATGGTGTATGGTTTGAAGAATTCCATAGATTCGATAAGGTTGAGTCATGAAAATCACTAGCAATAACAATTTCCCCCGATTCTTTGATTGGCTGGTGAAAGCAAAAGGCTTACACGAAGCCCGAAACCTGATTTTTACTGACTTGAGCTCAACACGCCTGACTATGCAACAGTTTACAGAAGCGCGTGATGTACTCAATAACTCTGGCGAATTGCATTTCGCAGGAACGGCTGGTACAAATGAAGTCATCGGCTATCGTTTCGACCGAGACGGCCTGCGCTTCGTTTATCTGGAGCAGGACTTGGGCGCATTGAGTTTCCGTTTGAAGCTGAGCTCAATCCCAATCATGTACCAAGACCAGATTGACGCTATCGACAAGGAGATGATTGAGTCACTCCGAGCGAAGGGGATGAAAGTAGCATGATTAAGTTTGATAATTGCGGTTCAACAGGCTTCACTATGACGCTTGAGAAGACAGTAACAGGCTTTCTTGTAAAGATTGATGATAAGCAATATACAGACCTTGAACTGCCCAAAATCTTTGCTGAGTATCCTGAGGCAGACGCAGAAGAGATATTGCTGTTGTCTAAGGTTGCTTGTAACCGATTAGGGCTGGCGCCATTGGAAGCATTAGGCCGATTCGAGCCGATAACTGAACTGGGAACACCAATTCACCGAGCTAGAATCCAGACACCATTTGCCGTAAGCAACTTGCGTGTAGATGTTGACCCGAAAACGACTGACCTGCTAGTGAAGACTGAGGACTTGACTGAGGTCAACAAGATGTTTAGAATCCCTATCCCAGCAATCATTCGACTTGTATTGCCTTATGGGATTACAGACAAGGAGTGATATATGATTGTTGCGTATCCAAATTTGACCGCTGAACAAGCTGCCTTGTTATTGGCTGCTCACCGTGTACTCAAGCAGGCTAATCGGGCTATCTTGGAAGAAGCTGATATTCAAAGCCTGACCGAGCTTTCCGCAAGTGGTCGTACACTGAATATTCCTACCGACCTGACTCAACTGGCTTACGATTGCTTTACAGCCAGTAAGGCCGCAGACAGTTTGTCTGGTAGCTATGACTTGTACCGTTCAGCATTGGCTTTGAAGGATTTGGCGAAGGCTGAAGCAGAACAGCCTAAGGGCTTGCTGGACAATAGAGAGTTCACCAAATTGCATATTGCGATTATTGCGGTTGTATTGCTGGTTGGTCTGTACTTCGCAGGGAGGGCTATTTATGCTGCATTCGTTCACTAGCCAAGACCCTGCTTGCCTTGAAATTCTGATCACGGAAAAGGACAGGGAAACGCCTGAAGGTATGGTGAAATACCCTGGTCTGGCTCACGTCCCAGTCCTTAAACAGTTCACCGACAATAAGATGCCTTCTGCGCATTTGATGATTGACTTAGAGACTGTAGGCCGTCCATCGAAAGGTAGAGATGGCGTACAGATTCTGACTATTGGTATTGCTACTATGGGTGTCTTGAAAGGACTGATTCCAGACGGCTATATCAAAATCAGACCTGCTCTGGACTCACGCTTCACTCATGATGAAGACACCTTGAATTGGTGGCGGAGTCAGAATCCTGAAGTCAGAAACGAAGCTTTATCAGGTACAATGTCGCACGAAGATGCTGCATTGGTATTCCTTGAGTATTTCCGCAAGTGTAAAGAGGCCTTGCGCCGTCTGATTGCCGAGAAAGCAGCAGCTGGTGAGCCTAATGTTATCTCAGAGGATATTGGTGTCTGGGGAAATGGTAGCGGATACGACATCTCAATCATTTCTGCTTGGCTTCAGATTTTAGGCCATGAAGTGCCTTGGGAATACTATCACGTGTTTGATATGCGTACAGCCACCCTGTTGTTTCCTAAGATTGCACGAGTTAGACCGCCTGTAGATGCTGCTCATAACGCTTTGACTGACGCTCAATTCCAAGCCTTGTCCGTTCACCGCATCTTGACTGGAGAATAACATGATTCTGTCGCGCTACAATATCGAGCGGTTGATTGTTAAAGGGCTGGTCGAGAACAGAGATGTATTTGACCTGCGCAAGCTAATCAATCCTGCAAGCTTGGATGTAACTCTTGGTTGCGAGCTAATGGTGCCTAACGGTAAATCCGAGCCGTTGAAAAGCTGGCTGGAAGGCAATGAGGAATACTTTGACTGGATTAAGCTTGAGGGGGGAGGAACATTCACCCTCCAGCCTCAACAGTTCATTCTGGCTCATACTGCGGAAATCTTTTCAGTCCCTCTGGATATATGTGCTGACTTTTGTCTGAAGTCGAGATTAGGCCGTGTCGGTTTGGAACACCAACTAGCAGGCTTCATTGACCCAGGCTTCAACGGCTCAATCACTCTTGAGTTGTATAATTCCGCGCCTTATCCTATCGTGTTGAAGGCTGGCCAGCGTATAGGTCAGCTCAAGTTCAACCAGCTGGATATTCCGTTGCTAGAAGCAGACGGATACCACGGACACTATCAAGGGTACAACGCCGTATCGGCAGCTGTCCTCTCAGAAGATTCTACTGTCTAGCTAACTGGCCGAAAAATAATTTCTTCGTGAATGCGTTTTTCGGCCTATTCGTTCTTTGTGTATAATGAACAGGCGAACAGAAAGGATAAACCATGCCACACTTAATCAATGCGCTGAATGTAAATGACGCGTATATCCAAGCTGCGAGATTGATTGATTCTCACGGCGCAGTAACTCAATCTGAGAAGGGTACAACCAAAGCTGTAAAGCGAGCTACAATCTGCGTTGCTAATCCGAAAGAGCGTTATGTTACGCTTGACGGGCGCAATAACTCAATCGCTGCTGCTATTGCAGAGACCTTTTGGGTGTTATCGGGTTCTAAGGTAATTTCAGGCTGGCTGGAATACTTCCTACACCGCGCACCTTTGTATTCAGACGATGGTGTAACTTGGACTAGAGCCTATGGCCCAATGTTGTATCAGCATAATCAATGGGCTGGAGTTATCAAGTATCTTGAGGCCAACCCTCAGACCCGTCAAGCCGTCTTGAGTATCTTTGACCCAGCCCAAGAATCGTATGACGCTATCAAATTCAATCATGGAACACCGCATATCAAGGACAGGTCATGTAACAACATGCTGTACTTTGACGTCAATCAAGAGACGAAACAGCTTGATGTGACTGTAATCAATCGGTCAAATGACGTCAGCTATGGTGCGTTTACAATCAACTTCTTTGAGTTCAGCTTCCTGCAGGAACTGACTGCTCTGTACTTACACCATAAACACCCTGAGGAATTTGCTGAGGGAATTGGTAATTACACGCTGTTCTCAAACAATCTGCACGTGTATCTGGCTAACGACCCAGTAGCAGTTGAGAAGGGCAATAATTTGGCTGAGAAGCAATTCAAGGCCGTCTTAGCGAATGAATCTACATTGGCTTATCCTGAGCTGGATTCTGTAACATGCAGTCTGAAGGACTTAAAAGGTGCTGATGAGTATGTTAATGCTGTACGCATGTTCATGGCGAAGGCGATTGAGACCCTGTATGAAAATCGCTTTGTACCGCACAAACTCCGTGAAATTGCTTTAGACTTGTTGCGGGGCTCAATCTTCCAACACTCTTTGCTGATCAAAGACTATCTGATGATTTTGGTTTACGAGCTAACCCGAAAAGTTTGGGTGAAGGATTCTACCGATAGTTACAAGAGCGAGTTAGCAGACTTGATGTTTATAGCTGTCGACAGCATATCAAATACAGACCTGAAAACCGCGTTCATGCATTCAGACATGTTCTGCCCAATCAAATAACATATCGAGTACATATAGGACAAATATCATGACTTACAACAACTTTTTCAATCTAACAAAAGCCTCCCATCACGTTGACCGTTGGTCAGGCGTTAACGTCCGAGCGCACCGCCGTTCCTTATCCCAGCACCATGCTGAGGTAGTGGCTATCTGCCTTGATATCATCGACTTCTATGCCCAACACGGTATCACGTTCACGGATGACTTGAAGTTTGAAATCGTCCAGTATGCTGCAAGCCATGATTTGCCTGAAGTCGTTACTGGTGATGTCAAGTATGTTGTCAAACGCGAAAACCCTGACTTGGTCAAAGCATTAGGCGTTATCGAGGACAAGGTGCTTGCTGACTTAGGCGTGTCTGAAGTATCGGATATTACCAAGTTCATCGTCAAATTAGCCGATTTATTGGCTGTTGAGCATGAGATTGTAGAAGAGCTTAATTTGCGAGGCTACAAGGACAAGACACCAGACGGTGAATTTGATTGGGCTAATGTAGCGAAGATTCAAGAGACAACATTCAAGAAATACCAGATGCTGGATAAAGACTTGCTGGCTATTGGTGAGGCTTTCTTAACGGAAAATTATTTATATGAAAAATTACAAGGATTTTAAGGTCGTTATCTGCGGCTCACACGGAGCAGGCAAGACGACACTGATGACTGATTGGTCGGAGAAGCATGGCGTGCCTGTTGCGCGCTTCGCTAGTCGAGACCATATGCCTGAAGGCACTAAGACGCATCAGGACATTTTACGATTAGCAGCCAATGAACCTGAAAAGGGTATAGCGTTCCAAGAGTTGCTAATCAAGAATCGCTATGAGCTGTTCCGCAATTTCGGCTCAGGTTTTGTATCGGACAGGAGCGTGTTTGATAGCCTTGCTTATTATAGCATGCATAACGCTCCGTTCAATGCAGACATTGAAAAGGACAATGAGTTGAGTCAATTAGCCTCCGATAGCTTGAGACTGTCTGACCTGTTGGTTATGATTGCCCCAAGACTTGAGAAGGCTGAAGATGATGGAATGCGAGTAAGCTCACCTGCCTACTATGCTGCTTATGCTGCAACGCTTTCATCTCAAGTGCGGGCTGCTCTGGCGATGTACAACCAAAACTATCCGATAACCAACCAGACCATTGCTGTTTACGGTTGCACGGCTGATTTGATTACAGTAGGCAACCTGTTCTCAGTGCTGGTACTGAATGAGGCTAATACAGCCGCAGGCATATTCTCACGAGAAGCCAGAATCGCTTTGATTGAGACGGCCTTGGATGTCTTAGCCCGAAAGGACAACAATGACTGAAAGACTAAAGGGCGCAATCGCTCAAGCTGCGAAGTTTGGTGAGAGCGCATCTTTTGATAAGATGTTTTCGCCTGAGATGATTGACACGATGAATAAGTACATGTCGACACCAGAGGGCAAGAAACGCTATCTCCAAGCGCGCAAGCGTTATGAGAAACTGGCGCAGGAAGCCCGAAACCCTGTTGAAGCCTTGTATTATGAGTATCGCATGTACATGAGTAAAGAGGCTGCTATGAACTTGGCGCGCAACTTCTATTCACGTGCTGGCGACTATCCAGGCATTGAGTTGAACTTAGGCTCAGAGATTGACGATGAGGACATTTCAAGCGTCAACTTGGATAGCCTGATTGACTTGAACTTGGACAAGGGCATGTTCGTGACTGGCAATCTGCAGGTTGATACTGAGAAAGAGTATGAACTGGTTGACTTGCTCAAGAAATTGTACGCTAAGGTCGGCCATGACGGTGCTATCGTCTTGTCAACCTATCTCCTGATTGGTTCTGGCCCAGGCATGCGTGTTCGAGCTTCCAGTGATGCTACCATCAATACTATTGGCGCAAACTCAAAACGCGCTATGCAACAAACAGGCTCAGGCTTGGATGTTGAAGAGTTGTTGGGTAACGAAACGCCGAAAGAATGGTTTGAGGTATCCGACAAGGTTGAGGAAATCTTGAAAGCAGGTATCCATACTGTTAGTGCTTCCCACGTCTATTCAGGCGTTAAGGCCGAAGACACTAACAACGGCAAGCCGATTAAAGGCCTGATTTCAAGCACCGTCAAGATTGGCCCAGCTCAGAAAGAGGTTCAAGCAGCCATGAAAGCAATCAGCGGTTATTCTACTGTTGAAGATGCTATCAAATGGGTACTGTCTGAATCGAAACAGTCTAAGGGCAAAGCCTTGAAAGAAGCTGCAACGAATCGAGACGGCCTTAAAGCTTTGGGTGACTACTTGCAAGGCAAGAAAGTATCAGCCAAAGACCTGTTGAGCGTTATTGTTAACGGTGTTGCGCTGAATATGCGCGCTAAGACCTATCTGGCTCAGAAATCCCCTGTTTTCGGCGGTTCTGTTAAGGATGCTGCACGCTACTACTTTGACTTGGCTAAGACTAATAAGCCATACAACGCTGCACGCGTTCAAGCTATGTTGTTGGCGCCAATGTTTGATAAGATGGTTCGCAAGAAAGTGTAATTGCTAAAAATTAGCCCTGGTGAGTGAAATATCAAAGCTCATCAGGGCTTTTTTAACGCAAGCCAGATGCCGTTTTTAAGTACAATTGGAGGGATAAATCAATAATGTCGAATATAACAGAGCTTTGGCGCACTGTTGACGAAGCCAGCAGGAAGATACCGAGCTATGCAGCCAGTAGGAAATCTGCGCTGTCTCATAGAGTGCGGGTATTCAATCCTGACGACCATGATATTGTCGGCCAAACAGAGACTCACGACAGGTATGATTGCCCTTATTGCCTTGAATTGCGAGGCAAGGAAGATGATGACGGCAAATTCTACTTTGACCGTGAGAAGCAAGTAGGACACTGTTTTAAGTGTGACGCAGTCGGTATCGTGGACGATGGACGGCCTTTAGAAGAAGTGCGATATGACGCAGTCTTGACGGCTTTCAAGTCCAAGATGGTAACAGACACGCCATTCAATTTTGATAACATTCCGCCGATTGACTACACGGCCTTATTTCAACCGCTGGACGATACCGCAAAGGCTTATCTTGCTTCACGCATTCCGTTCTACGTTCAACTGGCCGACTATTTTGGCTTCAGACAATTACCCGACAGCGGTGTGACTGTACCCAGCCTTTACTTTGGGAAAGTTATCAGCTATAATCTGCGCTTCTATAAACCGAAGGGCAAGATGAAATACTATATCCCAGCAGGCGTCAAATACCTGTACAGCCCAACTAATGTCTTCAGGCCTAACAATGAGTATTGTGAGGTGACCTTAGTTGAGGGTGTGTTTGACGCTATTGCTGCTACGATTTTGGGATTGCCGAATCCGTTGTGTGTTTTCGGTTCGACAATCACCAGTTTACAGATAGCTATGCTGAGACGAATCTCACCTAGCAAAATCAATATCCTGTTGGATGAGACGCATTTGAGCTGGAAGCTGTATCATAAGATTAAACGGACATTCCCGACCTGCTCAAAAGTCAATGTAATGCCTGCTTATGAAGACCCTGAGGAATATTTAGGCCGAATGTTAGTCAAGTGGGCTGATGACCCTGAGAAATTGCAGAGCCTGCTGACACGGTTGCAAACTTTAGCAAAGGAAAAGAACAATGCTGTTAGACCATCTAGTCACACCTAATGAAATCATGGAAATCTTGAAAGCTAGATTCCCCAATTTTCAATACCGTCCACACCAGTTGGAAGCTATCATGCTGTCTCTTGACGCTATTTTCAATAAGGACAAGAAGCGAGTAGTGTTGAGCCTTGAGACTGGTACTGGTAAATCTTGGGTTGCGGTTCAAATCTCCGCCGTCTATACTGAGCTGATTCAGCGGTATCAAGAACAAGCCTCAGAGGATGACCCGAAGTATGCAGATGAGTCGTTGATTCTGACTAAGACAATCTTGCTGCAGAATCAATACATAGATGACTTCCAGATTCACGGTATGAAGAAGCTGATTTCAGCCACTAACTTTGATTGCTATACAGAGGAAGACACAGGGATTCCCCGAAGTGAAAAACATCACGCTAATTGTCGCTATTCTAAGACCGACAACATGTGTTCATATCGCCCTGCGCAGCAAGCCTATATCCATTCCAAGTTGAAGAATCTGAACTATGCCTTCTTCTTTACAGGCTTCCAATTCTTCAATACAGACGGCTTATTGGTAGTTGATGAGGCGCACAACTTTGAGGAAGCCTGTATTGCTAGCATTGCCTTTGACTTGAATCTTATCAAGCTGGCTAGAGAATTGCTTGAGTATGAAGAAGATTTGGATGACCGCTTAGGCGTTCCTGTTACCTCAATCAAAGCCTTGACTAAGCACTATGCTTCTCAAGTGTCTTTAGCCTTACGTTCAGCCATGCGCAAAATCAATATTGAGATTGAGAATAAGACGAATGAAATTAAAGCTGAGACCCTGCAAGCAAGCTTAGAAGGCCGACAAATTGCTGACTGGGCTAGGGCATTGAATCGGGAAATTGAAAAGACCCTACAGCCAAGAGTGAATGCCTACAGTTCATTAGCATTCAAACTGGATGTATTGGTCGGTAGTAACTTTGACGAGTGGGTGATTGAGTGGGATAAGGAGAAATATCAATTTGCCCTGAAGCCTGTATTCATTCCGCGTGAGTATTACAACCAGTTGTTTGGCCGACCTCAAGCCATTATCTTCATGTCCGCTACTGCTGAGCGTGTAAAGGACAGCTTAGGCCTGACTGACGAGGATACATTTGTTTACAACGGTGATTATATCTTTCCGCTGGAAAATCGCCCATTCTTTGCTGTTACAGGCATGCCGAAACTGAACAAGGATACATTTGAATCAGCTTTCCCTGACTACGTCAAGATTATTGACTCAATCATCAGCAAGTATCCAGCCGACACTAATGTGATTATTCATTCGGTATCCTACGTCAATGCGAACAAGTACAAGGAGCTTTCAGCCTTGAAAGACCGTATCTTCATCCCGACAACAGAAGAGATACGCAAACTCAAGGAAATCTTGAAGCCAGGCACTATCTGCGTGTCTCCAAGTATTACAGAGGGTGTTGACTTGGGTAAGGGATTGGCTGCTGTAAACATCTTCATGAAATGTCCTTATCCGTTCCTTGGTGACCCTTGGGTTGTTAAGAAGAAAGACATGGACGCAGGTTGGTATGCTTATGCAACTGTCTTGGCGATTATTCAAGGCTCAGGCCGTGGCGTCCGTTCGTCAACTGATAAGTCATACACTTTCATGCTTGACCCTACCTTTGGCTGGTTGTTAGGTCAAGTCAAACGTTACGTGCCCAATTGGTTTTTCAACACCATGAAGGAATTACCAGTCAAATAGGGGATATTGTATGTGGATTAAAGAATTAGGCTCAGCAAAGACAGCCATCATTTCAAACTTAGACAACCAGGCGATTACAGTGACTGACTGTTTTACATCTAGCGAGACGGCCTCTGCTGTTATGCGTACAACAGTCAATTCCCTGAGCTTTCTGCCGTATCTGATTGAGTTCACGACTATCAACGAGGAAATCTCAAACAAAGACCGCGAAGAAATCTTGGCTTTCTTGAAAGAACAGGGGATTACAAAGGTCATTTGCGTCGGTCGTACAGCCGTTGACTGTCTGTTCCCATCAATCAGTAAGGGTAAGATGATGTCTCAGCTGGTAGTGTCTCAGGCTATCCCAACGCTTGAGATACCTGAAATCTCAGCTGCTGTTGTCAAGTCATATTTCACGGTTAAATCGGGTGAAGATGCTATTGAGTATCGTCAGCGGATTGATTATCTCCATGAGTTCAAATCTCAAGTGAAAATCAAGACAACCAAGATTGACGGTGAAGAGCAATTCCTGAAGCTGCTGGAAGTGTTAACAGCACAAGAGGGTAAGTTGGGCTTGGACTTTGAGACCAACGCGGTCGAGCCGATGAGTGAGGGATTCAAGCTGACTGAAATCGGCCTGAGCTATTCCGCCGACATCAATCATGCTTATGGCTACCACTATGATGTACCTTTTGAAGGGTTGTCTGAGCGAGCATTGAAAGCGTTTGAGGCGTTCTTGGACGCCAATTATCAGCGCATTTACACATACAACTGCACGTTTGAGATTGCTGTTGCTTTTCGACTTGTTAAGAAGTTTTACAAGTTCCAAGACGTGATAGTCATGGCTTCTGTGAATGCTGAGCGTTCCAGCCTGAAAGACCTGCTGCGCAAGAAATTTGGTGCTGCAATCTGGGAGGCCGATGTTAAGGAATTTCAGGCTGAGTACAAGAAGTTTGTAAGCAAAGTCGGTCGAAACGCAGCCTTGCGAGAAGCTTGTTATGCTGGCGATATTGAGACGTTGCGAGCGAGCGGAAACGCAGGCATTCTTGCGTTCTTGGAGTATGCTGAGGCAAATTTCGAGCCGTCTGAAATCGTTGAAGCCTTGCGCCATTTCCCTTCTGCTTGGGGTGCTACGCCCAAGACGATTCTGGGTGTGTATTGCGCGCTTGACGCTGCTTACACTGTTGTATTGGCTCACCATTATCAGCTTGAGTATCCTGAGGTGATGCCTAGCTATCATTTCTGTCTGCGTCAACCATGGATGGCTGTTAAGTTTGAATTACATGGCTTCATGTGGGATGAGAATGCTGCTAATGCTTTGGAACAAGAGATGTATGCTGAGGCTGTACCTCTGATGCGCAACATTATCGAGGCCTGCAAAGCTAACCTCAGCCCTGAATTGGCTATGGATTGGGCTACCTACGGGCAGCAAAAGATTCCATTCAATTTCGTGTACTATACGGGCAAGACTCAGAAGGAGAAAGTCATGCTGGTAGATACGCCAGAGAAAGAGATTGAGTGGCTGAAAAGGTTCTGGAATCCTGGTAGCAATACTGCGGCAAGTAGAGACTTTTTCTGGAAAACCTACTTAACAGAGGAATTGCGCTTGGGTGTAATCCTCAACCTATTCTTGGAGACTAGCGACTTGATGGGTAGATTGCCCGAGGTCATGAGTGTGTTTCCGAGTGATGACTTCTTGAAGTCCAACAGCATTAAGGACATTTTGTCTTTCTTGTCGGCTTATGTTAAGGGCAACAAGAACAAGACGGCTAATTTTATTGGTAGCATGCTGAAGACAGCCATTGAGGAATTACCCAATTATATCGGTCGTTATGCTTCTGATATCGTCAAGTACCATTATCAGATTCACTCACGCTACTTGGGTGTTGATTCTGATAAGCCTGAGACGTGGACAAAAGAGTTCAAACTGTTGTTTGACCTGTTCTTGTTGAAGAAGCTTCTGAAAGTCATCTCAGCCAATATCAACGGCGTACAAGGTCGAGGCAGCGTGCACTTGGTAGATACAACAGACACTACCTATGGCGGCAATATCTGGCTCCGCAAGAAGCCGTATGAGAATCTGACGGCTGAGGAGAAGAGAACAGGAAGCTTGCTGACGAATGTTGAGTTTAACTCGCTGTCCGCCAACAGTTTGAGGTGGTCATCATCTTTCCACAGTCTGCCAGCTGGTTCCCCTATGCGGTCAATCATGACTCCTAGACGGCCTAATCACGTGCTAGTGCATGCTGACTACTCTGCGCTTGAGGTTACAGTCTTGTCTAAGGTTGCGAATGACCCTAAGCTGATTCAGGTATTCTTGGACGGCAAGGACATTCACCGCTATGCTGCTTCAAAAATCTTTGAGAAGCCTGAGGCTGAAATTACCAGCGAGGAGCGAAGATTCAGCAAGTCATGTACCTTCGGGATTTTATACGGCAAGGGTGTAAACGCCTTTGCGATTGAGAATACAGGCGGTGACGTTCCTAAGGCTCAGGCAATCTTTGACGCGTTCTTCAGACAATTCCCAGGCATTAAGGAGTTCATTCATAAGGCTCATGCCGAGATTGACCGCACGAATGCCTATGTTACGACTATGCTGGGGAACAAAGTGCCGATTGATGTAAATGCAGGAGGCGGTGCTAAATACCGTCAAGCCCAAAACCAGATTATTCAATCACTTGGTAGTTTGGTAGCAGGCACTAGCATGTACCAGTTCTTGGAGTATTGCGAGAAACAGGGCTATGATTGCGCGCCGTATGCGTTCACCCATGACGCTTATGACGATTCAACATCAGTCGATACAATCTTTGAGTACTTGGAGGGCATGGAAGAGGTAATGGTGAACCGTGTCCGCCAATCGGTCGGAATCCCAGTGTCGATTGACTATGAGCTGGCTGCTAACGGTCGAGACCTTTGCAGCATTGACTTCACGCCAAGGGAACAATATGAAAGGACTGTTACTATCAAGGGTACAAGTATAGCAATTGATGGATTGTTAAGCCGTCTGAAGCTGTCTAAGACCTATGTCTTGGGAGATATTGAGGTTGAGACCTCTGAACCTGAGGATTATGGTTGGTCAGAGCTTTGGGGAGTTGGTAAAGCCTTGAAGTATGAGTGGGGCAAAACGATTCAACAGTCCAAAGCTACGTTCAAAGTACTGTACCATAAAAATTAACGTTGGTTACTGAAATATCAACTTTTTGCCAGCAAAATGAGGTTATTATATGGATATCAAAACCGCAGATGCCGTTATGAACCACTTGAGCGAGTTGAGTGAGCTGTATTACAAGCAGGGTGACGAGCATCGTGCTGCTAGCTTCAAGGCTGCAGCTGAAAGCTTGGAAACTTGGTTTGAGTTGGGTCACGACTTCAAGACCGTTGACGACATTCCCAAACTTCCTAAGGTCGGAGCGTCAACCCGACAGGAAATCAAGGAGTGCTTGGAAACAGGCACGTCTAAACGACTGACTGACTTGCAGAATCAACAGGCTGAGAAGCCAGAGACTGAGATTGACTTGAGTGTACTGGATAGCCTGTTAGGATAACAGAGTATGTCTTCAAAAGTCCCTGTGCATATGCAACACGGCCTTGATATTGGAGGGCAGGAGTTGAGCGAGTTCTTCAACCCTGCTTTCTACATGCGAGCTTTGAAATCGGACAACCTTTGGGAAATGGATACATTGCTCAATCGGGTGTTTGATAACTATCAGACGGCTTGCAATAAGGCTAAGATAATACAGACCCAACTGGACGTGAAGATACAGGACAAGGCCTTACTTACAGGCCAAGACCTGTTATCAGAGCAGCTTGAATCATACAGAATCAGCTCAGCAATCAGGAGTTCGATTGAGATGAAGATGTTGATTGATGAACTGGTCGAGTATTCGACTGAATTAATCAACACGCCAGAGAAGCACGCCAAAGTTGCGATTGGTGAAGAGACAAAAGCCTACGTTATTACAGGCTGCATTTCAGTCATAATCCTGAATTCAGGCTATTATGACGATATCAAGGCAGAATTGCCTGAAACAATAATTGAAATTGTCGAAGCCCTAGAAAGCCTCATGGACTTGAAGGGTAAGACAGTGTCTGAGTTTTCGGACATTGAGGTGTTGAAGAGCAGGTTCAGGCCTGACGAGGAACAACCATTGCGAAATTACATTACCAAATACAGAACACGGCTATCCCAACGTGCTGAATACTTGATTGGAGGATAAAATGTTTTTGCTCAGCGATGAAAGAATTAGGGAGTTGTCCCATGGCGAAGTGATAAACATGGGTAAGTACAACTTCAACTACAAGCACCCAAAGCCGATTCCAGACGGCTTGTATGCTGAGAATATCTTTGGCCCAGAGCATGACTATACATGTTCTTGCGGTCATCATAATCCGAGAGCGAAGAAGTCGGACACTATCCTGACTTGCGAAGTATGCGGTGTGGACTATGTTAAGGCTGAAGAGCGCAGCAAGCGTTACGGCCATATTGAGCTGAATTGCCACTATATCAATCCGTTGTTCTTGAAGACATTTGCGGAATTGATTGATGTTACACCAGAAACCCTGCAAGCGGTATCTTTGGGTGAAGTGAATTTAGAGCTAGAAGAGAACACGGCTGGGGCGTTGTACGGCCTAGACGGTAAACGCTATTGCTTAATTATTGACGATTCACCTGAATTGAAAGGCGGTATCTCAGGCCTGTACGACTTGTTGGAGCGTAACATTGATTGCGTAGAGACGTTGCGATTCAGCTATGCAGGGGTGTCTGAGAAGTATCAGAAGGCTGGTTACAACCTGCTGTCTTTTATCAACTCAACCGTTGTCGTGACACCTCCAGATGCTAGACCGTTGCGCCGTGCTGATGAGAAAATCTTTTATGACGAGACAAACTTGATTTACTCAAGGCTTATCCGCGAATCGAGTAAACTGGCTGCTTTGATGTCCTCCGATAGCTTGACCCCTGAGCAGATTCAGGTTGTTAAGTCGATGACCTCTTGTGTCGTTCAGAAGATGATTAACATCCAATTTATCGAAGGTGGTGAATTTGGTAACGCCAAACTGATTCCACGTATTGAGAAGTTGAAGGGTAAGGAGGGCTCATTACCGCGTGGCGCGTTGTTAGGCAAGACGGTCGATTTTTCAGGCCGTTCAGTCATTCTGTCCGCTCCTGATATGCCTATCAACAGCGTGGGGATTCCTTATGCTATGCTGCTTGAGTTGTTTAAGCCTGATATCATCCATTGGCTCACTCAAAAGCACCGAAAAGAAGGTACACCCAGTATCAAGGCTTTCCGCAAGGCTCAAGCGCAGGTCAAACGATTGGCGCCAGACACGATGGAGGCTATTGAGGGTGTTGTTAAGGATGAATATATCATCTTGAACCGTGCACCGAGCTTGCATATGTACTCTGTAATGGCCTTTCAAGTCATTCCTGTTTCAGGTAAGGCGATTCATATGCCGCCAGCTGCTATGGCTCCATTCAATGCAGACTGTTTGACTGGCGATATGCGAATCAAAACTCTGGACTACGGCTTCAAGACCGTTCCTGAGTTGATTGCTATGGCTGGCGGAAATCCTGACTTCCAGTTCTTCGTTTGGGCGCGTAATGCAGACGGCGTTCAAGTGCCAGCCGTTGCGCATTCTCCTAGACTTATCAGACATGTCAACGAAATTGTGAAAGTAACTCTGGATAACGGCCAAGTCATCACTTGTACGCCAAATCATGAGTTCATGCTGAAAGACGGTTCATATCAGGAAGCCGAAAAGCTGACTGCAGGCCAGTCTTTGAGCCCATTCTATTATGATGAGCAATTCACGACTGGCGGATTTGTTGAACCTAGATTTGGGGTTTACGATTCCGAGAAGGGTTGGCAAATGGAACACTGGTTGGTGTATGAGCGTTATACGCAAAAGAGCCGAAAAGGTATGCATGTTCATCACATGGACCATAACAAACTCAATAATTCTCCGTTGAATCTGGAGTTGTTGAGCGAGGCAGAGCATGCTAGACACCATATGATTGACTACAACCGTTCAGAAAAACGAGTTGATGACCTTAAGAAGTCGCAGAAGTTTATACAGACAGCTAGAAAGAATGCTATTGCTAGAAACGCTACGCAATCAGCTTTGGTATCTAAACTCAACTCAGATGTTAAGTTTAGAAAACAAATCAGTCTGGGCTGGCAGGCTAGAAGCTATGCGGAAATCTTCGCTCAAGGTTATCGTCACGAAGACATAACTGAAGCTGTGTTGAATAAACATAGACCAGGTATGGTGGAAAAGCTGGAAGAAATCGGCTGCAGTATTGAGGAGTGTAGAGAAATGGCTATTGCCTCAGGCTTTGTTGAGCAAGCTCAAACTTACTATGCTTGGAATCCGATTGCTGACCTAAACAGCTTTAAAGTGAAAAGACGTGGCGGGATTCAATTTGTTAATCCGCAAAATCTCTTCATGGCCTTCGATAAGGTTTTGAGCAACTTTGCTTCTGTCGAAGAGGTTGATTCAGAATCTTGGGAACAACATGCTAAGGCCTGCGGGGTGTATATGACTTTTGAACAGTTCTTGGCGAAAATCGACAGACCGCTGGATGTCTATTTTGCTACGCGCAATCATAAGGTTGTTTCGGTCGAGACCGTATCAGTTGAGGGTGAGCCTGTTTACGACATTACTGTTGACAAGCATCATAACTATGCTTTGGAAGCAGGCGTGTACGTCCATAATTGTGACGGCGACACCATGAGTACTCACCGCCATATTTCGGATGAGGCTTGCCAAGAATTGAAAGAGGTCGTATCATTCGAGCGCAACTTGCTATCAGCTGCCGCTTGGGATAAGGTATCAACTTCACCTGGTCATGAGCAGATTGTCGGTTCATGGTTGTTAACACGAGCTTTGGCTGAAGAGCCTGAGGAAGTCAAATTCATCGGCCTGGCTAAGGAAGCCTTGACCCGATATGATGAGGGCTTGTTGGCTTTTGATGACTGGATTATTGTTAAGACGACTGACGGTCAGCGATTCAAGACTAACGTGGGCGCATTAGTCCATTGGGAATTGACGGATATTCTACCGACTCAAGTGTTAGACAAGAAAGGCGTGAAGAAATACATCTTGGAGTTATGTCGCAAGTATGGTAATGATGCTCACAAGTATCTGACGAAGCTTCAACGCCTCTGGTTCCGCACGTCAACCAAGTTTGGTTTATCCTTAGCATATGATGACGTCAAGAAGTCAGCCAAGCAACAAGCCTTGATTGATGAAGTCAAAGCCTTGCCGAAAGATATGGGCTTTGATGAACGGATTAAGGCTTGGGACACGAACATCAATAAGGCCGTAAAAGACTGGTTCGAGTCAACAGACAGGAACAGTTCCATGATTGCTATGGCTAACTCAGGAGCTAGGGTGACGCCAGTTCAAGTCCGTCAGATGATTGTATCAAAAGGCTTGTTAACATCCATGCAAGGCGGTTTGGAAGAGCCGATTCCAGAAGCCCTGAGCGAGGGATTGCCGGTGTTGAGCTACATTCGGACTTGCGGCCCAGCAAGACGTGGCTTGGCTATGAACAGCTTCATGGTACCAGCCTCAGGCTATCTTGAGCGTCAATTGGTTAACTTGTGCAGGGATTTAAATATCACAACGCATGACTGTAAGGCTGAGAAAGGTATAGAGCTAGAATCCTCAAAGGCTGAAGGCAAGGTATTGGCCGAGCCTGTGGGCGATTTGAAACGCGGTACAATCTTGTATAAGCACATGCTGAAAGACTTGCCGAAGACAGTTGTTGTACGCAGTCCTATCATGTGCGAACATGATAACGGCCTTTGCGCGGTATGTTGTGGATTGAATCCTGCTACTCAAGACTTCTACCGACTAGGAACAGGCATCGGCGTAATGGCTGGCACTAGTACAGGCGAGCCTCTAAACCAGTCTGGCCTAAGAGGAAAACATACATCAGGCAGTGTGACTTTGGCTGATTTGGAGTACACTGTCGGTAATGCAATTGCGGACTTTATCAAGGCTACAGGCGCGCAAGCAACGAGCTTTCTTGATATTGCTTCGTCTGAGGCCAAGCCTGCTACGAGCTTTAATGACCTGCCTTACGACCAGTCAGCAAAAGCGGTATTGATGGAATTACATAGAATCTTTGACGAATCGGGCATTGATATTTACACAACCTTGCTTGAGGTTATCGTCAGGGGCTTGAGTGATGTAGCTGTGTTAAGCAACGGCCAGAGCTTCTTGAGGAGCAAGGGCTATAATGACCCTAATCCTAAGTTCAGGACAGTTGTTGACTCAATCGCCCAAAATCCGTCTATCTTGAAACGATTAGGCTTTGGTTGGGCTAGACAAGCACTTGAGAACAGCGTGAAGAATGCAGACGGCTATCAACATCTACCAGTTGAGAAACTGATGATGGGCAAATTAATTCATGATTGCGACAGAAAGGAAGTATAAATGGGATTGATCCATTATCGTTGTCTGGAGAACAAGATTTTGTGTCGAGGGGTAACTCAATACAATAGCACCGACTACTTCAGCAATATTGTAGTCAACAATAGGGGCGTATTGTCCGAAAGCGAGACCAAGTTGTTTATCCCGATTGAGTTGGTCGGTAAGCAGTTCAAGCTTCACAAGAAGTCCAAGATGGCCGTGAAGCGGATTCATGGGCGGATGTACGGCGACAATCAGCATGACATGTATGCTTATACATTCTTGAGCAGAACGCCCAATGGCATTCGGATTCCTCCTGAGGAGTTGATTGAGCTATGCGATTTTGCTTCCACGCGGTCGGTCGAGATGCAGGAATTGTATTTGACGACAGTACAGATTCTGGCTAAGTTTTCCGACCAGCTGGTTATCTACTCAAGCCCTGAGGACTTGAAGCTGCCGAATGCTATCAACTTGTGGAAATATCGCAACTTGTTTGATAAGTCGGTATTGCCTGAGGCTTATGACGAAGCAGAAGCTTGGGAGAAGATAAAAGGCCTGTTTGATATTGACTACAGCCGTTATCAAGCCGTCTTTTGCTTTACCTTCGACAACGAGTGTTTGTCTTGGTATGTTAAGTGCAAGTGTGAAGATGAATTGGGTTATCCCAATGTAATCCCTCTGAGCTTCCTCTGGCGCTGGTAGATATTAAGATTGGGTGCTGCGATATCATAGTAACAGCACCTTTCACCCAAATTAAAGGAGTTAGACCTATGAAATGTAAATTGTTACCGATGGCTATGCTGATGTTCGCGTTGTCTGCTAATGCTGCCGAATTATGCGTTGAGTCGGATAATTATGTAAAGATTACCGACAACCTAAATGTCGTGAAGTTGTGCAATAAGGAATATGTGTCCTATTTTAACAAAAAGCTCAAGATTCCTGTAGTCACCTATGAATCCCTGTCTAGCTATGAAGCGAAGAATCATGCGCCACGCACTAACAATTTCCGCGCCGATTATCGTGTAGGCTGGTATTCAGCTCAACCGAAAGATTACACCAGAACTGGCTATGACCGTGGACATATGGCTGCTAGTAGCAATTCGTCTGAGTTATCAACTGTTAGTGAGTCCTTTTTGATGACTAACATTGTACCTCAGAATCATTCGATGAATACAGGCCGTTGGAAGGCCTTAGAGGATTATTCAAAGAAACTGGCTGCTAAATACAATGAGCTCAAAGTCATCACTTATGCTGAGGTAGATTGTAATAAGCCTGCTACTATCAAGAACGGTGTGGCTATCCCTAATACAATGGGTAAGTACCTGTTCAACGGTATTATCAAGGAGCATTACAGTATGCCTAATATTACACCAGTGTATCGGAATCTGATGAAATATCGAGTTTCGGGCAATCCTAGTGTTGTATTATGCGGTGCTGCGGTTTCAGCTAAGTAATTGGGAGTAGCAGATGAATAAGGTGTCCAAAATAATTCAAGGATTAAACGAAATGAGCCCTCAGTATGTTGGTGAGATTCCTGACAGGTTAATCAACCATGTAAAGAACCAAATTCAGATGGCTCATGATAAGGGGCTTGGCAAGGTAGTTGGCAAAGTGAATTCTGGTATTAATATCCATCAAGTCGATAAGTATATCAATGCCCCAGTTACTACCAAATACAAGGCCTATTATGCAGTTGATAGCGAGGGCGAAGTTGTCTATTTTGCAGCTTATCGCTCCCTTAACGGCATCACTTATAAGGGATTCCCTAAAGTCCCTACTAATCAGGTGCTGGTATGGAGAGACAAGTCAAATGATATGTATCGAGGTATTCCGCTACATGTTATGCTGAACTATATTCTCAATCTAACTGGTTCTGTTGTAACGGACAAAGAGCAATCTCAAGCTGGCGCAGGTATGTGGCTTCAGTTGTGTGAGATGGCGTTTAATCTAGGCTATTCCGTGTGGAAGATTGACAGGAATAAACTGACCAAGTCAGCAACCAAATTTGAGTCAGTAGCGGATTTTTATGACCAGCGTGATGAACTGTATGGAACTTCCGCAGGATTCCAGAATTATTTGATTGGGATTACTAAAGAGTCAGGGCAATCGCTATGAATCCGATTGAACGTAAGGTTAGGACTAAACTGATTAATGAGGCTACGGGCAGGGTAAATACAGTCACCAATAAATGTAGATACCCTAACATTGGTCAAAGGACTTTGATTGAGTCACTTCACGGATTCCCTGAGGTGCTGGAAGCTATCAAAGACTTTTCAAGAATCCCCTGGAAGAATAAGCCGATTTTAGTAGGAGGCATGGCGATTGCTTACTGGGCCAGAAATAGGCGCACCGAAGATGCTGACTTTATCTTCTTGTCTGAATATCGGCTTAGCAAGGCTAAAATATTGATTGGCGCAAGCAGTAAGTTCAAAGTGTTGAACGGTCATTACATTGAGCATAAATCAACTGGAGTTACCCTTGACTTATTGACTCCTGAGTTCATCAATTTGCCTGTTAAATATTTATCCTATATCTACAAGACTGCCGAAGTAGATTCAGGAGTTAGAATTGCTAGCATTGAGGGATTGATTCTAATGAAGCTATCCTCAGGCAGAGATTATCCCGATTTAGCCGATATAACGATGTTGCTTGAAAACCCTACTGTTGACTTGACTAGGATTGAGAAGATTATCTTGCCTGAGCACAAGAGGATTCTTGATAAACTGAAGCCTCATGATTCTTTGATGATTGATGAGCTAGTCAAGGCTGAATTATCAGGTAAAAATTAAGATTGGTTGTTGAGATATTATGGTAACAGCACCCTTAAGGAGACTGCATGATTGAATATGAATCACCCTACGTCATTCTCAAGATTTTTGAGCTTATCGACATACCGACTCAGACTTATGCCTGCCAAGTACGATTCGAGTGGCCTTTATCTGGTTGTCACGCTACTATTTGCGGGACAATACGGAGGACGGCTAATTGGAACGACTATAATGACTGGGACGGTTCCAGCTTTGTAGAAGTCCCAGAGTTTACGGCAGCTGCTTTTGCAGATACACCAGAATGGTGGCCTGAGTGGGAAATGCCTATCCACTTTACAGGCAAAGGCAAGACTGACATAATTGATATTGTTCACGCAGCCTCAATAGAAGACAAGCTAGAGTTTGACGCGCTTGTTTATCCTTTAAGGCCTAAGGAGTGAGACCGCCAAAATGTTAAATGAGATTATCAAGTGCATTTCTGAAATTCGGATTAGAGGAAATATTATGGAAAACAACAAAAACCTGACCTCAGGTACAAAATATTATGTTGTTCAAGTTGAAGACGGACAAGGCTTGAGCCCTAATGAGCAAATATTCTTTGTAGGGTATGATATGCAAGGGGATTTGATATTCCAAAGCCTCGCAAATTCAAAATGCTTCGTAGTCGACAAGGGGATTCAACTACAGTTGAGCAGAACTGCCCCGAAGGCTGAAGCAAATCAAAAACCCGTAACACCCTCAGTTGAAAAGGTATTTCTGGGCAATAAACTGGTTAGATACTGCGGTCAAGGATGGAACGGAGGCCTGGGGATTAGGGCTTTGGGCTATCCTGACTTCAGAATCCCTGACGAGGTTGAGAAGCTTATTGTAATGCTTCCTGACTCGCCCAGAACATTCACGCTTGAGCGAGACACTTTCTCAGGCAGTGACTCTGATCACGGCCATATCTATGAGTGGTCTCACTTGGACTTCACTTGTACTTATGATGACCCAGTTATCGGACGACCGCGCAAATTCAGTCTGTACCAGTATTTGGGCGGAGACTATGACGATGAAACAGGAGCTAGTGATAACTATGTGACTGTCGTGCGCGTCATACTCAAGAATTAAAACTGAACGCTAAGGGATTTGAAATGGATAACACCTACCTTATTGTATGGGTGATAGCCCTCGCGCTGGCCGTCCTAATAGAAGAAGCCTCATTCTTCTTGATTTGCGGTATATTCATACTGTTGTATGCAATATTTGGCTGGTGGGGATTAGGCGTGTTTGTATTGCTTGTTTTTATCGCCGTGGCGTGCGATGACTATTGGTAAGGAGCTTGACATGAACCCAAAACATATTATCGCTTCTGCTGTCGCAAGCTTAGCATTCTGTCTGCTTATAGCAGCTGCTAGTCTGTACTTTTTAGATAGCCGCACCGCCGACAGCGGAAAGGTAGCAGCCGAAAAACTACAAGAAACCTGCGTGAAACGGAAAGCTATCAAACAAACATTGAAGCAGAGTGAGTCTGTCTCCCTACAATGTATGCAATTGGGTTCACGCCGTGTTGCGACAGGTACAGACGATGAGTCAGACATTGTAGCTGAGTGTCGTGACAGTGCGTTTTCTATGACAGGTGTCTTTTCTGTTTCATCTGCTGAGTACTTGACCAGGACTAACAACTATGCCGATAAATGCGGAGAGTTTCAATGAACTTTAAGATATTTATTGCTTGCTACCTCACGCTCATGCTCACAGCCATTGCGGTAATAGCAAGTGACGGACACATGACGCCTTCTGAACTTAAGTTGAAGTGCCAAGAGAGACAATTGTGGCTGCTTAAGGCTAAAGTGTACGAGGAAGCATTTATGGCTTGCAGTGCGCGTTATAGTCGCGTGTTGTATAACTCCGAGCTTATTGCTGAGCGGTGCGATGAAGAAGTCGGACGTGCGCAGGAATCTCGCTTTACAATCACTCACAATCTTGAGCGCAGTCGAGAATATGCTGATAAATGCGGAGAATTTTGATGGACGTTTTCACTATTCTTATCATTGCTGCCCTTGTACTTGCGGCGTGTATGGATGATTTTCCTATCTTCTGGATGTTAATCGTTACTTGGGTGCTGTACTCAATATTTGGGTAATTTTTCTGAAGGCCGAAAAATTAAGATTGGTGATTGAGACATAACAGTATGAACAACACTTAGTAGTATGGAGAGTCAAAATGAAAACTCAAGAATGGACTGAAATCAAAGCCATTGTATTGTTCCCTGAGTTGAAACCAGCTGGTGGCACATACATTCCGCGTCAGCTTCTGTTTAGCAACGGTACAGTCACCTTGAAAGGCCGTTGGTCTGCAGACAAAGTGCTAAGCTATTGCAAAATGCACGCTAGAATGAAAGGCTTTGCGCCTTGTGAGTTAGATATTGAATACTCATACGTTGACGGTGAGGGCGATTATTTTACAGCCCAAATTGAGGGTAAAGAGGAAGCCTAATGCAAGAATATCTCTTCAAATACCGATTTGGTGGTAAAGAATGGTCGGCCTCCGTGTTCGCGGATAATGCCGAGCAAGCAAAACTGAAAATCAGAGCGCAGGCAACTGCGATTTATGAAGGTGAACTGGTAGTCAGAGTGCCTGTACCGTGTCGCCTTTCTTGGATTAAACGCCTTTTCCTGAGGAACAAATAACATGACTACAATCAAACGTGTGAAATATCCGATTGTTGCTTCAACCAAAGTCCATGAGAATGATATGGCTACAGCCGTGATTCATTTGCCTTGCGATACTAAGACTAGAAACGACTACCATGAAAAAGCTATGATTATTCATGCCGGCGATTTGGAAGAATTGGCAAATCGTGTACAAAAGGTAATCGAAGCATTCAAAGTTGAGATTGAGTGATGGCAAAACATATACGTGAATTTAGCTCAGGAACTGGTACTGACTGCGTTATCAAAGTGACCCCCTAAGGGTTATTGTCTGGAAGTCCTGGAATGGAACGGCTATGCCTGGGAAACTACTTACATCTCAGACAAATTTCCTACTTGTGCTGCACTATTAGACAGCATTATAAAGCACTTGGACACTTCCAGTGACGAGGGTAGGGAAATAGTTGACTGGGCGAAGCGGATGAAAGAAACCTTTTAAACCGAAAAATTAAAATTGGTCACCGCAATATTACAGTATCAATAGACAACTGAGGAAATCTCATGAAACCCAAACTTTTTGAAACAGTAGAGAACACGCTGATTGACGCTTTGAACGGTCATGACCTGCACGGCAAGTATGCTGGTATGGACTTTGCCTATGAAGTCTATCAAGACATCTATGGCGATAAACAGAAGGCCGAAGCAGATTTGGCTGAAATCGGAACATTTTTGGCTATCGAAGCTGTGATAGAAAATTCTGAGTCACATTATTCAAGCCAGGGACAATATGCTAATCCTTGTTGGGTTGCCGATGAGCTGGTTTACATCTTAGGTGAAAAACTGATTGACCGCGTATTTGGCGATGATGAGGACTTCTTGGAAGAGAAAGAAATCGCGCCTGAAATCGCTCAACGCTTTAGTATCATGCTGGATGAAGCGTTAGCCGAAACTCCTGATTTGGTAGAGCAATTGTGGTATGATTTGTAAGAGAGGAATATCATGGACGATAATACAAAAGAATTGCTGGACGCCAGTTCCAAACGCGCTAAACTTATTGAGGATTTGTCCTCTTTAGGCTTAAAGCCTCAGCAAATTTTCAATACAGTTGAAACTGCGTTCTTTAGCAAAGTTGACGAGTTTCTCCCTGCAGCGCGTGAGCATTACCACGCTATCGCAACGGCTATCAAACAATTGCGAGCGATGGACTATCCTGCCGAAGCCCTCCAAAATGAAGACACCGTGTACTATTTTGACTGGGAAGATGGCGTTTGCTGGGATTCTGCCTTAAATCTGATGCATTTCTCCAGCGACTACAAAGGCCAGCAATTGGTTGCTACTCCTGAAGAAATCATACCCAAAATCCTGAAACCTTTGATGGAAAAAGCAATTGAGCAGAAGGACATCTCAAATATTGAGCAATTGACTACCGCCATCACATTTGTAATCATGGAATGGTTGACTAAGGACGAGGAGGAAGCCGAATGAATAAAAGTTTCTATTGGGAGTTTCTCAAAGACTTCGTGCTAAAAGTCGCTATGCCCGTGTTTGCGATAGTCGGTTTCTTTTTGACGATTTACCTGCCAGTGTCGTTTGCACTCCGCAGCCCTGAGCCGTCTCAAACCGAATGCCATGTAATTGCCAGTGCGGGCAATCAATTCGACATCCGTTGTACGACTCCAGAGAAAGAATCTTCAACATCCAAAATTAGCCCTGCTATGCGCCATGCTTATCATAAAGGAGAAACCGAATGAACCGTGAAACTCAAAAGCCTGCTGTCTTTATCTTGGTGGCCTACAATCCGTATGCAGGAAGCGTCAAACCTGAGGATATGGCGAAGTTGACTGGGCGACACTTTCAAAGTATTGCCGACATGACTAATAGCGTTGAGGAGGCCTTAGGCCGATTCGATGAGACTGGCTGGAATATCTTTCCTGCAGCCTATTATTGCGAGTTACGCAACGAAGCGGCAGCCAAAAATCAGATTCCCGACCAAGTCTTTATTGCCTACATGACTTGTAGCGAGGGCTAAGAGGATGGATAAACCGGCAAAATTGCTTAGCATTAGAGACTTGAAAGCAGGAAAGTATTACAAGTTTCTGGGTGCTAATGTTGACTATGAAATGACGGTCGGAACAGGTCTGCGTACCGGCAAGGTGTACTATGTTGTAGGATTTTCGCCTAGCAAGCAAGTCATTTTCTTAACAGACAAAGATTCTAATCACGTTATCTTCAATATCAACTACGATTCAGCGCGCAAGAAATTTGCAAAGGTAAAATCGTTTTACGACAGATAGAAAATTAAGATTGGCCGTTGAGATAATACCTTATACAGCCAATCTTAACAATACGAGCTAAAACGCAGAAAATTAAGATTGGACTGTGAGATAATACCTTATACAACCAAACTTAATAATAGGAGTCAACATCATGAAATTCAACCCTGTAACTGCTGAACAAGCCCGTGAAATCCTGAAGAAAGCTCAAGACCGAGATACACAAGACGTTTGCGAAACTTTGATGGCCTATGTCGTTGACGCCGCAAACAGAGGCTTGAAAGTATTGAGTGTGTATTGGGGTGGCCTTAATAGCCCTGTACCTCATGTAGAGTATAGCAAGATTGAAAACGGTGAAATGCGAATTGACGTTTGCGGCTCACACCTGGTTACTCACTCTGACCTCATTAACTGGTTTGAGAACGGCGGTTTCAACGTTAGCTGCTACGACCATTCTAGCTTAGGCCGTGTGATTGATGTTATCTCTTGGGAGACAAAATAATGGCCGGCACTCAAGTATCCTTTATCCCTGAAGCAAAACAGGTACTGAAAATCTTGAAGCAAGCACGTGAGAAAGAGACGGACAAGCTGTATAACCTCTTGCTTGACGTTATTCGTGAGGCAGCTAAACGCTGTTGCCATACCGTGCATCTTACTTGGCTGGTTAGTCCGCATCACGCCGATAAGGGTGCAATCCTCGATAAGGACGGAAACCGCGTGGGGAGTGTGCAATTTGTAATCATCTATGACTCAAACCGCTTCGATAGCCTTGAACTGGCAAAGCGTTTAGAAGCAGAGGGCTTTGAGCTTACTTTCCACGAATACGCAGACTTGGTCGGTCAAGTCGTTTCAACAATCTCTTGGCGGGAGCCATAGCATTATGACTGATACTCAAACACCATTAGCTGCAGATGTCCGTGCTATCCTCAATCGTGCGAAGGAACGCGAAACAGACGAATTGTACCGATACCTGGCCTCAACTATTAAGCTTGCCGCTGATAAATGCTGTACTCGCATGCACTTGGAATGGCGGATTGTACGGCATGAGGGCGATATTATCTTAGATACGACTGAACCGCCAGAAGCCTATACATATCTAGCAAAGATTTACAACGCGCATAGTATCAACCGAGACGTGTTGGAACAACGCTTGAAAGATGACGGATTCCTTTTGGAAGGTATCAACCATCCATCATTAGGCTTAGTCGTCAATTACATCCTTTGGGGAGAGCCTGAATGAAAAGTGCTAGACCTAGCGATATTCTTGCTGCCTTTAGACGGATTGAGGAGCGCGAGACAGACGAATTATGGGAAGCATTAACGGCTGCGATTGAGCGAGCTAAGGATAATGGTTGCTGTAAGATAGAATTGGACTGGACGATTGCTAGACATCCTGAAGATACTGTTTTGACTTGTAGTGGGCCTGAAGGTAGTGTCATGAGGGTGAAAATCTACAATAGCCGTGCGTACAACCATGACACGATATTTGACCGCCTAATGAAAACTTCATTCGGCAGTCTCAGAATTGGCGACCATCCCGATTTATACTGGGTAATCAAGCATATTGACTGGAGCTAAATAGGAGGAAATATCATGGCTACATACATGTTGGTGGCTTCTCCGAGCGTTGTAGGGCAAAAGACGGAGGAAGTCTTGAATGAACTGTCTTCAAAACGCTATCCTGATAAGATTGAAATGAAGGCAGAGATTGAGCGAGTTTTAGGCCATCCGAATGAGTTTGGCTATTACAAACTATTCACTGCTAAGGCTTTCCGACAGTTATGGAATGATTCAGCTGTCGGCGATAAATCACTTATCAGCCCGCAAGCATCATATCTCGCAATCTTGAAAGTGAAACGTAAGAAATGGAAAGGTAAATAATGGAACAAGAAACCCACAAAGCCGTTGGCGATGTAGCGCGTGAAGCTCTGCAAGGCTTTAAGGCTAAGATAAATGATGCCGTGTACGAGGATATTGTTGAGCGTATTACAGAAGCAGCTGCATTCGGAGCTAGAGGCTTGAGTTTGTTTGAGGCTGAAGATGCTAGTGAGGGCTATGCCACTTTCATAAATCCTGGTGACCTTGTCGACGGTTTGGCCGAAGTTTGTGTCAATATCGGACACTGGATTGACTGGGACAATCTGGCTGAACGCTTGGAGAAAGAAAAGCTAACTGTCTTGTGGATACGAATGGTAGATGAGGGTATTGATGTTATTGACGCTATCATCTGGGTTGAAGAAAAAGAAGGAAGACTCTCATGAAACATATTTTGATTGCGGAAGCAATCGGTGATGACCGTTTTTACAAGATGAAGCAGCTTTCCGCTGTAAAATATCCTAGCATTCAAACAGCCAGCGAAGCGATTGAAGAAGCCATGGGCGATTCTGACTGGGAGCTGTTTACGCCTGAAGAGCTTTGCGAACGCTGGAATGGGATTGACTGGCTGGATATGACTATCGATACAACCACAACTTATGCTGTAGTCATTGAGACGCAGGAATCCGAGAGCTAAAAGGAGAAATTCTCATGAAATATATTTTGATTGCTGACGCTGAAGGCGATACAAGCGAGTATGTTATGGACCAATTGGCTTCTCATCAATATCCTGACGTAAATACGGCCGATAAAGTTGTAGCAGAGACCTTAGGGCACGACTATTGGGAGTTGTTAGAGCTTTCGGCCTTCTGCCGCCGTTGGAATGATAGTACAGGCTGGGACGGTACAGCATTTGACCCAAATATTTCATATGCAGCCATTCTTGAGATTGGTGCACCGTAAAAAATTATCGGATTTCAGAAAAAATTAGGATTGGCTCATGCGATATACAAGTATGAACAACCGATAGTCTTAAAGGAACTAAAATGAAACCTGAAATCCGTGAAGATGAATATGTAATCGTAGCTGCTTCTAATGTTATGCGACATCTCAACCTGTGGTTGACCAGGTTAGACCGAGACAAACTGCTTGAGTTGAAGCGAGCTATTGACGCGCACTTAGGTGTAGGTGGTCAGTTCAAACCGCTTGGGCTGAATTCAACCGAGATTGAGTTGCAAGGTAAACCTCATCCCTGTATCCCTAGCTATCCGTTGCACCATAAGTTTAAGGTTTGCGACATCAGCGGCATCCAGATTTGGTGCTTTGATTCTGGGCGGCAAGAGTGCGAAATCACCTACCGCAAAGCAGGTGAGGCTGACGAACATTTCTATACAGAAGCCCAGCCAGAAGAAGTACTCAAACAGATTTACGGCTAATTCGAGGATTATAGCATGCAGACTAAATTGGTACTACTGAACCGTGATGGAGACATAGCAGCTAGGGGCGATACACTAGAACACCTTGTCTATGAGCTTCAAACTAAAGGGCTTGTACGAGTTGATACTGACGGCTTCTACTGGGAATGGAAGAAACCGTTAAGCAAACAGATGTACGGTAAGAAAGAAGATGAATACATTGTCGGCTCAGGTTTTGAATTGAGTGAATTCATCTTGGAATCCTCTTATGATATTGTAAAGCACGCCTGTAGTAGATTGGGCTATAACCTGTATAGCCGTGACCCTTACATGTAAAGGAAGAAGCATGAAACGAATTATCAAAGCAATCGCCCATAAAGACCATTACCATATCCCAGGCTCAGACCGCTTCAGCTGGTATGACGGTGTGTTGATTGAATACGAAGATGGGACAGCCAGCTTTTTCGGTATCAAAGACGGTCAGCAATGCTGTGAGTCATACGGCTATATCAGCTGGCAAGAAGATACAGACTTCAACGACTATATTGGTGCTGAAGTGCGCAATATCAGCTTTGTCGAAAGCTCAGGCAATAAGGAGTTTATTGACTGGATTGGAGATGACGGCATTGGTACTGGTATTGATATTGATGACTGTATGTTCTTCGATGTAGAGACTGACAAAGGCGATTTGAACTTTGCGGTTTACAACCACCATAACGGTTACTATGGACACCGTGTTTGGTATGCTGAAATTAAATCGCCAGATAGCTTCGCTGTTGTCGGTTCTCGCTATTTGTAGGAGGCCTGAAATGCTAATGCTATTCTTAGGGATAGACGGAGTACTCAACGACCCGATATTTTGTAATAAGGTAGATAATGGCGAAGTCGAATTGGATGATTACAAGCTGATTCCTGAGCTGTCTGATAAACCAATATCGCTGACGCTTCTGGATGATGTCTTCAAGATATTCCGACACTTCGTGAGTGTTTTTGAACTACGCCCCAAGCTAGTAGTAATGCCGAGCAGTAGTGAACCGCATGCCCCTGAACGAGTTATTGAAGCGACTCAAGCCCTGCTCAAAGCGCGTGAGTGTGACTATGCTGACGTCATCTACGAGCCGAACAATAGCCTTGTACGCTTTGAGAAAGCTATTGAATGGGTTGCAGAATACTGCTTAGATGAGCCTGATACTCAAGGCCGTGCGGTTATTCTGGACGGCGGATATGTAGATAAGTATGAAAGACTACACGTTGTTGACTTCTTATTTCGAGGGCTTCCAATACTGCCAACAATCTTCGTCACGCACCTGAACGGCAAAGGCATAAGCCTCAACGCTGACTTTGATAGAATCTTTAACCCCAGTGTGCATGAATGGACGACAAGGATATGCTAATTGAACCTGTGAAATGTCTGAAAAGTAAGGGTAAGGAATCATTATGTTAGTTGTATTTCTGGATATTGATGGTGTCTTAAATAATCGCAAGGCGTTCAACCGCTATTGCGATTTGTATGACGCAAAGGACACCAAAGCAATTGAGCAAGAATTCAAAGTTGCTTCACGCAATCGTGGCGACATCATCTCACGAGACCTCTTGAGCAATCTTCATTCGCTGATTGACGATATCAAGAACCGCCGAATGATTAAGGATGTCGAAGTTGTAATCATCTCTTCTTGGTACTCAAGCTTAGGCAGACGCCATATGAGCGATGAAGACAAGGCGTTTTTCTCAGACATTCTGGAATTGAACGTTGTGGACGGCTTGCGAAATACTGCAGGAGACGGCTCAACCCGATTCGCCCAATCAGCTGGCTGGATGCGTAGCAAAGAATTGGCCTCAGGCGATATTGTCTTGTACTTGGATGATATCCCTGTCGACCAAGAATTAATGGACGTTTGCGCTTGGATGTATAACGCCTCTCAAGAAAAGGGTGTGCCTGCCGTGATTGTCCCTGAGATTCGAGAATCAGAAGGCCTAAGCCAAGAAGTCTGCACGGCTATCAAAGAAGTCTTGTTTGACGGCTTTGACGAGTTTCGCAACAAATTGATCAATTAATCATAGGGCAATTGAAATGTTAAGTACAAAGATGGCTGAAATATGCAAGGACTTGCTATTTGTGTTTACACCTGGCGTAACATATGCTATGCGCCTGTATGCAATACGAAGCCTTAGCAAGGATGAAGAGCATACGCGCCTTGTCTATATTCGAGGCGGTGAGGAAACAACCTTGACCCTTGCCCTTGAGTATTATCAAGCAATCCGTGATGCGCTGGAATCTTGCTTAGCAGGCAAACGATGGTTGCAGGAATTCAGAGCAGGAACTGTTAGCAAAGTAGATGGAGGAGACACTCATGTCTGACGCACCCTTTATATCCCATAACGGTAGGTTTTTGAATTTGCCTAGCGGTTTTCGTATCGCTATTGAAAGCATTATCTCTTATGGACCAGATGCTATTTACTATACCGAACCTTTAACAGGCAAAAACTTAACTCTTTTGTTTGACCCTGTATGTAACACCGGCATAATAGCTAAGCAATTGCTAGATGAGCTTAAGCAGCCCTCAAAGCCTGAGTTGTCGCCGAAAGAAGCCGTTGAACCTGAGCTGAATGAGCAGACTATCAAGACATTAAGCCGTATAAGCGATGTCTTGTTTGAGAAAGACAAGTCAATCCTAATCGAGCTTTTGAGTGAAGATGCGCATTTCTTGCGAATCTGGCGAGAAATTCAAAAACACAATCTTCTGCACAAGGAGCTTTGGTGCACCTTCAACGAAAAGACCAAAGAGCTTACAGCCTGCGGCAAGTTATCCGCTATGAAAAAGACTGAGGAAAAGCCGACAGTAACAGTTGGCCCAGTATGCCCTGCAAGCAACTCTTCCTTGTCTTTATCGGCTGCGCTGGCTAAGGTATTGGCCGACCATTTAGCGCAAGAAGCAGCCCGCAATCAGGACTAGCTCCCAGACGGCCTCCTAGTCTTTTGATTAGGAGGTTTTCTTTTTGCTAAAAATTAAGATTGGCTAGTGAGATTTACAAGTATAACCAAACAATACCTTTCAGGAGTAGCAAAATGAACAAAGTAAATCTGACCCCAGCTAACTTAACAGAAGATGTTTATGTTGGCATTATCGAAGCTGTTAAGGAGGCGTCAAGCTTAGGCGCAAAAGGCTTAGACTTTACGCGGTCTGCAGGGCTGGACATGCCTACAGTAGCTGTTACAAATACCGACCTGTTACGCCGAACTGGCTCACTTGTCTTTGCAAACATTAATGTAGATACGCAATTTGACGTTCAAGCAGTAGTTGACCGCTTACGTGAGGACGGCTTCGAGGTTGAGATGTGTTATCATACGGTATTCGGAGACTGTATTGATATTATTCGTTGGGAGTAAGCTGAGCGAAAATTTAGACGACCAGACATAACCTGAGGATTCAGACTGATGAACTATGATTCAAAACAACAGAACACCCGACAAAACATGCTACGAGAAACGCGCAGACTCCCTAAGACTAGTGAGCGCAAGCGAAAATGGACGCAAGAGGAACACCGCAAGCGTATCGAACAACAATTGCGCCTAGACCCTCGATTCAAGAGCCTATACAGAAAGGAAGAATCCCTATGAAACTCTCAACGAAACTCTGGAATCAATTTGCTTCTAAAGTCGAAGATTACATTGACGCGCAACCTCCGACTGTCGAATTAATGACCTTAGACCAGTGTGTGAAAGAAATCCACAATCTGGCTAACTTACCAGTCCCTGAAGCCTCTCAACAACTCTTGAGACTGGCTCAACTGGCCCAGATTGCTTATGACGCAGCGTTCTTTGACCGCGCTACTGCTTACAAACACGTACAAGCAGGTCGAGCCGTCCGCATATCTTCTGAAGCTAACCCTCTATTTGTACTGACTGAGATTAGTGGCGATCAATTGACAGGCTTCCTCAACGCTAATTACAGCGTTGCTGGCGGTGTACCTATGTCTGATATCAAGAAGCATTATCTGACTATCCTACCAAACGGTCAGATTGCTGTACGCAAAAACTTTCCTGAGCTGTACTGCGAATGGAGACTTGCTAGCAACGAAGAAATCCGCAAAGCCTTAGAACAGAAACCAGAAGCCTAAAGAAAGGAAGAATCCCTATGAATATCAAAGCCGATTACACCTGGCAGCAATTTGCCGAGCAAGTCTCAAAGCATATTGCTGGCCGTCATGAATTCAAAGACATGCTTACAACTTTTCAAGCCGAAAACTGCGTGGATAGCTTCCTCAAATCCTGCAAAATCGGTCAGGAAGCCTTTGCCCTCCTTGAATTTGCGTATCAAGCTCAAGTAGCTTATGAAGAACTGGCCAACCGAGCCTTTGGTGCTGAAGATGCAATCAATCTAGTGCGTAACGGTCAAGCCGTGAAATCCCTTGGGGATAACCCAGTCATTGTATTGGGTATTGTTAGCGGTAAGCCGTTGAAAGCTTGCGCTGAGATTGCTATACCTGCTGTCCGAAACCGCCTGCGCATTCATGACCAGTACGTTGTTTTACACTCAACTGGACTGAACGAATTGACTCACGCTTTCCCTGATACTGGTAATGATTGGGTGCGAGCGACTGAAGAGAGCATTGACCAAATGCTAGCAACAACTCAAATTCTTGCTCCGACTCAGCCTACAAGTGCTACAGTCTAAAGAAAGGAAGAATCCCTGTGACTCAAGCTTTTGCACCCTACACCTCAGCTGACGGCCATTCTTTGGTTGTACCGATGGCTGACGGCAGAACAGTCCATGTACCCTTCAATAGCATTTTTGACTATGACGCCACGACTATCCGATTCGATAGACGAGGACAACCAGCCATCATTCACTTTAGCCCCAAGCGCAGCAACGGTAGAATAGCTAAGCAAGTCATTGACCGCGCTAATTTGTCTGAGCATAATAAACGATTAGCAACGCCTCCGACCGCGCCGAAAGTTGAGCCATTGAAGTCATTAGCCGAAAGAAGCCCTGCCGAAGTTTCAAATGACTTGACTAAACGCGCTTTCGATACAGTACAGCTCATTAGCAGTATCTTGTTTGAGAAAGACAAGTCAATATTGGTAGAAATCCTCAGCAAAGATTCGTATTTCTTGGAACTCTGGGAGGAAGTACAGAAGCAAAATTGTCAACGAAAGGAGCTTTACAGCCTGTTTGATAAGGTAAACGGAAAGCTTGTAACTTTCAACCAATCCCAAACTCAAGTTGATAAGGCTTTACAAGCAGCAACCGAGCCGAAAGCCAAGAAACCAAAACAACGCGGAATCCAGACGGCCTCCGCAGACGTTGAAACTATCCTGTCGAAGTTGGAGGGCGTATTGACTGATACAATCAAAGTAGTCAGCAAGCCTTTCGAGCTAGATGGTGAATCTTGGTTCTATATTGACTACTTCGCTGACTCAAGCAAGGATACAACCAGCCGCACTTTCGTCAAACGAGAGGGCAAGGGTGACGCGTTCTACCGATTCTTGACCGAGATTCTAGACTTGGTAAGCAAGACAGAGCCATCAGACATTGCCGTCTAAGGCTACACCTGACCCGTCATGTTTTAATATGTAAAGGAGCAATAATCATGCCTTGTACTGTAGATTTACCTGCAATTGACTATGTTGATATTCGGCCTGAGGAACTCGCAAAGCTGAAGAAGATGAAGAAACGCGGTGAGCGTGCTGAAGAAGCCTTATGCCGACTATGTCGTGCTGTAGCCGAAAAAGACCCGTCAATCTTGGTTGGGCTCTTGAGTAGCGATAAGCGTTTCTTGAAGACTTGGAACAAACACCAAAAATACGACCTTAAGGAAGGTCGTTCATACTATACATTTGATGAGTTGACTAGCACGCTGTTTTTCTGGCCTAATGGAACAGAAGCAGGCGAGGTTGAAGTCAAGGTAATTCCGACCAAACCACTTGAAGAGCTATCCTCAGCTGACGTCAAGCCTGTCGGTGAAGCTTCAAAGAATGACCTTTCTTTGGAAGAGGCACTTACTAAAGCCGTTGTAGCCCTATCTCAAATGAGAGGCAATCAATGAGTTTCAGCGGAATATCGGGCTTTATCACTGCGGTGTTGCTTACAAGTAGTATCATCTACATGTATTCCAATATCAACGGCTTCGTGCCCTGGTCCACGGCTTTAGAGTTAAGTTTGCTAATCATGCTATTGCTTTTCATGATTGCCTTGCTACTAGTTGTTACATGGATGAATTATCAATCGGATAAGGAAGCACAAGACCGCAACCGACCTTGACCGCTAATATCAAGACCGCTTAATCGAAAGATTAGGCGGTTTTATTTTTGCTAAAAATTTTAGAAAATTAAATCTGGCGCATGCGATATACAAGTATGAACCAACTAAACCCGAAAGAAGGAGTAATAACATGGCTATCAAAGTAAACGGCGAATGGTGCTACCTGTTTGAATTCAGCAACTACGAAGAAATTGAAGAGGCAGGCGGTATCGAAGAAGCCGATGACTACCCAGAAGGCCTGAGCATTGAGAAGTATTTTGATGAGCTTCAAGAATGGGAAGAAGCTACAAGCGATGAACGCAAAATCATGGAAGCTTACTTTGAAGCTACAGGCATATTTGACTTGGGTACAGCCATGGACGCATATCGCGGCAAATACTCAAGCAATGCCGAATTTGCTCAGGAACTCTGCGAGGAACTGGAAAATGTTGCTTTGAACGTATTGCCTGACTATCTTCGCAAATGTATTGACTGGGATAAAGTCTGGGATGAAGAACTCAGCAACAGCTACTTCGTTGAAAACGGCCTGTATTTCTCAGAGGATTAATCATCAATTAACTGACCGCTTGTAGGGATACCTAGCAGGCGGTCAGAGAAACATATCACTAGGAACTATCATGGACATTACTAAAAGCTTAATTCATGAGCTTCTGCCTGACGGTCTTGCTGACCTTACATCGCAATCCCTCTTGGGCGACAAATCCCGCAAGCTGCTCACCGACATTCTGACACAATCTGCTATGGCGCGCTCCGAGCTTTTCGGCGTATTAGCTAACATGGTTGTAACAGAAGGCTATGGGATGCAAACACTGGGCGTATTTAAAGCCCTAGAAGAGTTGCGGGATGAAGACGGCTTCAAACGACATTTCACCATTGGTGACGGTGTTGACTCTTCTGAAGGGCAAGTCGATTACACGCATTTTGCCCCTGATGCTGTTGCTAGTGTTTGTTTTGAAGACAGCGCAAAAGGCTTTATCAGCGTATCTGGCACCCAAAACATGCTGTTTAGCAAAGGCATGCGAAATCGTATCGCCCTCAATCCTATCTGGCAGGCTTTAGCCGTTGTACGCGGTGACGGAAACCGCATTGATTCTATCGGCGATTTTAGTGTTATCAAAGTCAGTGGAAACGATAACGAGATTACCATCACACGTGGCGGTGTAGTTAGCGTGGAGGGCGCAGGAAATGTCTTGACTATGACTGGACTGAATCATATTCACTTGGGCTTGTACTTCAAAGCCTCCGTTGGTACTGAAATCCGATTGATTGACGGCACTAGGCGTGAGGTGCGTTCTAAGGAAGAAAGCTTGGGTGCGTTGTTTAACCCTCTATTTGAACCTGATACTTGGTACTGTCGCACATATGACGGTCGATTCGTTAAGGCCGACAAACTGCCCCTCATGGCTTAATTGCTAGGAATAAACATGAACTCAACAATTGAAATTGTGCGCAAGGCGGTAGCAATAAGCAGACGTGCGCGCTCATACGAGGTATTCAAGATTCTAGAAGAATGTGTCGAGAAAGCTGAGAAAGCTGGCTGCCGTGAGCTAGCTATCAATTGGGTTGCAGAGGCCTATGACGGCGAGGATGAATGGGCTGCTAAACCAGTAGTGCTAACCATTGACCGTCAAACTTGCGATACAATGTTTGTAACCGTTTACAACATGCACGTATTGGACATGAACGCAATCAACGGCTGGATTACAGATGAGTACTTTGAGCTGGGGCGGTACAAACACCCATACGAGCGTGCTAGAGTCATTGGCTCAATCTATTTTTAAGACGGCGTAAAAATAAAGATTGGTCGTTGAGATAATACATTATATACAACCAATCTTTCTATCTGGAGTCAGAATCATGAAGTTTGAAACTAATGTACGAGTCAATGCCGATGCTGTAAGTCGCTTGTCTAAAGGCTTGCATGAATGGTTCGTTCAACGTTATGGCCAAGAAAAATCAGTCAGCATTCATATGGTGACTTGGGGAGGCTTCTTAGAAGTCAATGCTCCAGCAGTCGCTGAATTCATCAAAGCGTATGCCGTTCAAACGCTCCGTTGTGAAGATGAGGGAGAACGTGAAACTGCACTCCGAGCTATTCGCAAGATTGCTGACACCCTAGCAATGGGCAGCGAGTTTTGCGCTGAGCCTGAGGAGCACATGCTACTGACTTATGATTCCGTGACCTTTCCGATGGACGAACAAAAAGTAAAATTGAACGGCTTGGGCTGCGTGGCCTCCGTACAAGGCTATAAAAGCGATACCGCACTCCAAGATGGCTCAGACAGCATTATCATTCTTGGCGGTAATTCTCAAAGCCTTGTGACCGATAAAGAGAGCAGAGATAACCTGATTATTTGTATCGGCGACAATAACACGATTGTCGGCAATGATAATACCGTCATTCTGGTCGGTCAAAACAACGAAGTGCAAGGCAATAACAACGTCATCTCTTTTGACCCTCGTGCTAGAATCTTCAGCTACGCACTTTGCGAATAAGGCCGAAAATTGACGAAATTAGGATTGGTTCGTGAGACATTTCTCATGCAATCAATCCTTTCTAACAGGAATTTAAATCATGACCTCACACCCTATTACTGGCGATACCCGCATGAGTGAGCTCAATCTGCTAGTGTCTGATATCCCTTTGGAATCTAAAACTTATGCTAGCTTTGCTCCGCATTTTCTCTGGATTGACTATCAAGCCGAAAGCTCCGATGAGATATTCACCTATCTGCTAGAAAGCGAAGAATTTGGTGATAACCCTACACTGTATGAAACTTTGGCTTTAATATTCCATAGTCTTCAACAGTTGGGCGGCAGCCTCACACTATCAGACCATGAACTGCGCGCTGTTACGCTCCGAGATTGTGGAGGTTTGACCCCTCTTCAAGACGATACAATCGTGGCCTACAACGGCGGATTCTACCGTTTAGGACATCTATTGCAGGAATACAACCTCAAGGGAGACAATCCAGACGTTTTCGAGCCTGACGTGAGTGAAGATGAAGTCAAAGACTATGTTGAAGTCTGGGAGCGTCATTTATTCTAAAGGAAATCGTATGGAAAGCTCAAAAGAGAATCTAAGCTTTGGTGAGCGTACCAAATCTTGTTACAAGAAAGCTATTGCAGAACAAGGCACAGGCATTCGAGACCGTTTCAAGTCTATTATTGAAGAACTCTCAAGTCAAGGTGCAGCTGGTTTACAAGTTTGGTGGAATGATGACCACCAAGATGAAATAAAAGTTACTACTAAACGCATCCGCTATCATGGCCATCTCGCTAAAGTGTATATTGACCGTGGAACAGTCGATTTCAGCCAAATATGCCGCTGGTTGGGTGAGGAAGGCTTTACAGTCAATGACTGGGGCGATAAGTACAAACTCGCAGGCTATATCATGTGGAATAAATAAGGAAGCTATTATGACAAGCGAAGAAGCAATGGAGATGTTGAACGGTAGCATATATCATATCGACCACGTGTATCCGATGATGAGCCGTGCCCGTGAGATGTATAACTGGTATGATGACGACTACAAGGCACGTAAGTGTAAAAGCTCCGCAGAGTTTTATCAAAAATACGGTAACCATGACGCAATCATCTGGTTTGAGTTTGTAGAAGGCTCAAATTCTTTGGTTTGCATATTTGTTACGTCACCTGAAGACTTGTTAGACAATTAGGAGTAATAGCGTGATAAATTTTAAATCCGAGCCGAAAGCTGCAGGTATTGCCCGACAAGTAGCTTCAAAGGCCGTCAGAAAGCCGCATATCCGATTGACTCCTGAGGTATGTCTTCTACTCAGGGAAATCTCAAATTTGCGGTCTGCGTCGTATGTAGCTCATGTCTACGCTGCAAGCTTATCGACACAACTCAATAATTTAGAGAGCAAGCTTGAGGATAAGCTTGAGACAGTCTATCACTTTTGTCTTTAAAAAATTAAGATTGGTGATTGAGACTATACCTTATGAGCAACCTACAAGGAGTTCAAAATTATGAGAACTACATCTGAAGTCTGGATTGATACACCTGACGTATTCCGATTCACCTGGGCGAGCCGTGTCAATCTCCGTAAATGGTTTTTGTTAAAATACAAGAAATCCGCCCGCATTCAAGCATTCATTCGTTCGGCCTTTGAGGAAGTGGGTGCTGAGCCTGTAATTGACTTCCTTTCGGGCTTCGCAATTGACTCTATTGTCAACGGCGATGTTGAAGCGCGTAAAACCGTTGCTACAGCCCTCTATGCAATTACAGACACCCTGATTAAAGACGGCAAGGCTATCTCTGACGTTGATGTAGATATGATCCAACAAGAAGATAGCATTCTAAACTTCGACTCAGACTATCAAAATATGTTTCTGGTCGCTAAAAGTTGCGCTATAAACTCAGGCGGTCGAGAAAGTTGTCTCAAAATCAGCGACAGCGAGAATAACATTGTCATTCTTTCTGGTTCGGAACAAGAAGCGGGCATTTCCGCAGGCAATCTGATTATCAGTCTGGGCGATAAAAACACCATCAAATGCAACGATTGTACTGTTATCGTGTTAGGCAGCGATAACACAGTCAGCGGTGGAGGAAATACTGTTATCGCTTTCGGCCTCCGAGCTAATATTATCATCAATAACGGTTCTGAGGTTTTCTCCGCTAGCAAGCACGCAAGCATCAATACTATCGGCGGAAAGTCTGTAATCTATTTGACTGAACCTGCTTCATTCCTTCGAGATTTTGAGCTGTTGAATGGCTTACTCTTAGACAAAGACGGCAAAGCTATTCAATTGGGTGTTACTTACCGCTTTGAACACAACGGCGGTCGAATCGTTGAAATTTAAATCATGAAGAAAACTAGAATCCGAAATATGGTATCACGGTGTCCTATTTGTAACCGTGAGACTATGGCCTATATCCTGTTTCGCAAAGATAAGGTTTATTGGAATAATCGGTGCGCTGATCACTCAAAATCAATCAAATCGTTTGACGATTATCCCGAAATGCCGAAAGAAGAGTTAGACAAATATTTGCTGTAGCTTGTATAAACAAACTTAGGAGACATGAATGTCTAAGTTAATCTTACATCAAACACGCCAAGAGGGCAACGGTGAGTGGCATGGTTGTCGAGTTGGAGACAAGTATGAGTTGATTTCGCTCAATCATACACACATTAGCGGTCGTTACTGTATCCGCGCCCTCAAAGATATCAACGCAGCTATCCCGAAAGGAACAATCGGCGGTATTGTAGATAGCCCAGAGGTGCTTTCTCCTTATGGCGAATCTTGGATTTTTGAAGATGCCGTTGCGATTGAGGGTGCTAGGGTTCTGGACCATGCGTTCCTCTCAGGTCATGCTTTAGTACAAGGCAGTACAGTAAAAGGAAGCGCAAGCGTGATTGATTCGATTGTCCGTGGAAGTTCAACGGTTCAAGGCAGTTCAATGGTCGTCAATCAAAGTGTCGTTCAACGCAGCACTATTGAGGGCATGAGCGAGATTAACGGCTCAGACGTGAGTGGCTGTCGAGTATCGGGTGTTTCACGAGCATATCGCGGTGCAACGCTAATCCAGTCCACCCTGAAAGACTCAGCACAGGTATCTTGCGACCTTGTCAATGCTACTGTCGGCGGTGAAGTTATCCTCGACATGCCGCGTTTGGAGATTAACGGCTGCACTATTACCGACACGAAGCAATTCATGGTGCTTGATAACCCATACGGAAACGGCTCATGCTGGCCTGTTGTCTATCAAGACGGCAAAGTGCTATTCCGAGCCTTAGGCGGTATGACCGAAAATATGGCAGAGGCTGTAGGCCATATTTACAATCTTTTCTCACCGCCATTAGACGAAGCCCGCAGAACTCAAAGGGAGCTTGTAGTTGCGTTGTTTGAAGCGTTCTACAAGAAAGCCGACAGTTACCTGCGATTTGTTAACTCAAATCAAGGGTATCTTGACGAAGCAGCCCGAAAAGGCATGGTTATTACAACTGACTAAAAATCCCGCACCGTAATGGTGCTACATTAACCCGAAAGGAAAACACTATGAAACACTCTGTAATCGCGCTGGCTATCGCAGCCGTCTCAATGCCTGTATTGGCCGAAAACGTCGTCAACGTTACTGGCAAAACCGAAATCTACGGCACAGGCCATGTAGTCTTGGGTCATGACCAATTCGTTGTTGGTCAATCCCATGTAAATATCGGTCGGAACAACCAAATTGGCGGTAAAGTTTCAACTGTAATCGGTCAGCAAGCCGAAAGCTATGGTAACATGAACGTGGTAGCAGGCTTCAAGGCTTACTCTGAAGAAAACATGACCGTTGCTATTGGTAGCGGTTCACGCGTGACTGGTAACAGCGCAACAGCGGTCGGTAAAGCTACACTGGCTGAAGGTAAAGCATCTGCGGCTTTCGGCTCGCACGCTACGGCTAAAGGCGAAGTATCAGTAGCAGTCGGTCAACACGCCAATGCTTTGGGCGGTTATTCAACTGCTGTCGGTCAAGCCTCCGTGGCTAAGGCTCAGTCTTCAACCGCTATTGGTAGCGGTGCGACGGCTGAATCCCGATTCTCAACTGCTATCGGTACTAACGCCCATGCGAAGAATTATCAAGACGTGGCTGTCGGTTTTGGTTCTACAACCACTACCGTCACCCAAACTGCTAAGGCCGAAGTCAACGGTGTGACCTATGGTACATTTGCCGGTCATCGTCCGTCTTCTGCTGCTTCTTTCGGTTCTAAAGGTAATGAACGTCAATTGCAAAATGTTGCTGCCGGTCAAGTAACCTCAACTTCAACTGATGCCGTGAACGGTTCTCAGCTGTACGTGGTTGCAGGTCAAGCGTCTAACAACACCATCCGTATTGAGCAAAATTCAGCCAAGATTGAAACGGTACAAGCTATTGCTACCCAGTACAACAACCAGCAAACCAATTGGAATACAACTCAAGACGTGCAGATTGCTGAACTGAAGAAACTGACTGAAGGCTTCTTGGCGCGTCAAGACGGCTTTGAGAAAGCTTTGCACGACCAACGCCGTGAAGCCCGTGCAGGTGTAGCAGGCGCAAATGCTATTGCTATCATCCCTCAAGCTTATCAACCAGGCCAGTCATCCATTGGTATGGGTGTCGGCGGTTTCAAACATGAGGGCGCAGTTGCTGTCGGTGTTAGCCATATTTCTGAAAGCGGTCGTTGGGTAAGCAAAGCAGGCCTGAACTACGACACACGCCGTAATTTCGGCGCAGCTATCGGCCTGAGCTATGTATTTGGCGGTGTTGCTAAAGCTCCTGCTCAACCTGTTGTAGTCAAAGAAGTTGTACGAGAGGTTGTAGTGCGTGAAGTGCCTGCCGCTCCTGTACCTGCTACCGTGAAAATCCGTCAATAAGCCGAAATATTGACTGTAATCCCTCCTGACGTCTTACAGATGTTGGGAGGGTGACGAAGAAAGGAAACCGAGAAATGTTGAATCCTCCTTATGCGAAAGTGAACAATAACTGGCTCTGGATTGCTACGCCTACATACCTGTATACACTCCCAGCCAAAACAATCACTTTGTCTATGTCTGGTGACGAGACTTGGGTCACTTATACGAATGCCGCACGCAGTCGCTCAACCGTAAAGCTGCCTAGAGAATACTATGCTATGATTGCTGACGCTTTATCTAGCGCACCTGCGACTAACCGACCAGCGGTTGAATCGGCTAAAATTGAGAAAGCACCTGAGCCTACAACTCCAATTTCCTTGCCTTACGCAACTTATATACAAATGCGTGGTAGTGATGACGACATTCTCATGGTATTTACGGAGAAAGGAGCAACGCGGTTCTATGCCTCAGGTATCAAAACAATCAAATTGACGAAAGGCAAGACCGAAATTGAATATTGGAACTGGGGCAAATACGCAAAAGCTTCATTCCCTGAGGAAATGTACCTAGCCATTGTTAAGGCCTATCAAAACGTGCAGAAATCACTACCTTACGATGAAAAGGACATTTAAATGGATATTCCATACTCAGCCAAAGTAAATAATGGCGTGCTTTACATAATTACGCCTGACGAGGTACATATGGTGCCGGTATCGTCAATCAAATCCCTTAAAAGGTCAGGCAACAAAGTGTACCTAGCGCATGAGGATACAATCCTTGCCCTGCCTGAAGACTGTTACCTTTTTATTGCTCTTGCTTTAGCTAACGCTCCTGAAACGACCCGACATTACAAGCTAGAGTTGGGCGGCAATTTCTTGCATTACACGAGGGAGGTTTAAAATGATTCTCAATCCTGAAGGAGTATGGCTTGTATTCTTTATCCTATCTTTCTTGTCCGCTGGCTTTACAGCACTGTATTTTGTAGAAGACACGCCACTCTTGGCGGTAGCTTCTTTCATTATTGTCTTCTCAACTGTTGGGTTCTTGGGTGAGCGCGCTGAAAAGCATTTTCAGTCTAAACTGACTGCTCTGACCCAATCAGCGGTTGTTAAGTACAAGAGGGCTGAGCCTACAAGATACGGTAACAGGTATTATCTGACCCTAGTGTTTAAGAATGGTTGCACGTCAGACATGCTAGTGACCTACAACTCCTACAGGGAGGCCGTTGAGGGCGGTTCAATGACCGTGAGACCTACATTCCCACTTTACAAACAAGCCTTGGAACACGCTTGCAAGAAGTAACCAGTCAACCTAACAAAGGAGTAACAACATGATTCTCAATCCTAACGGCGTATGGGGCGCAATCGGAATTATCGGTGCAGTTTCAGCCGTAAGCCTTGCAATCTTTCTCTTAGTCCGAAAAGACCGCCCAATCACAGCGTTAATCGCTGCTTTGGTCATCATTGTCTTGACAGGTTTTGCAGCCAATAAAGCTGAAACATACTTCCAGAAGCAACTGACTGAACTAGCTCAACCTGCTAAAGTGATTTACAAGCGAGCCGAAAGCATGGGGTTCAAGACTGAATTCCATGTAACCGTTCAACTGCTGAAGACAGGCTGCTTAGCAGACATGAAAGTGCAGTATCCTTTCTACTCTCAGACGGCTGAAGGCAGCACGATTACAGTCACTCCTGACTACGACATGTACTCAGAAAGCATGCGAAACACGTGTAGCAAATAACCAGATAGCTGAGCACCCGATTCCTTTGAGTTGGGTGCTTTTGTTTTTGCGAAAAATTAAAATTGGTTGATACGATTATAAGGTATCATCCCTGTCACTAGGATTTTATATGAACGCATTAGAAAGCAAAATCAAACAGGCAGCTGTAGCCTATTACAATGGCGAAGCTATCATGTCTGACGCTGAATTTGACGCTTTGGTTGAGCAGCTACGAGCCGAAAAGCCCGATTCAGAAGTCTTGACGATTGGCTGGGGCGACAAAGCTGAATCTGGTAGTCACCTCAAGAAGTACAAACACTCCTTCACGGTTGGTTCGTTAAGCAAACGCAAACATGAATCGATGGCTGCTTGGGCTGAATCTACCGATACAGAAGCGGTTGACTGCGTATCTTCAAAATTGGACGGAATCTCAGCAGTTGTGTATTATGACGACAAAGGCCGTCTGAAATATGTCTTGACCCGAAATGACGGGCAATACGGATATGATGTTACTGCGAATCTGCCGAAAGCGAACATTCCGAAGCAGTTAAGCGAAGAGTTAGCAGGCAAGCTTAGTTGGGTGCGCGGTGAACTGGTAATCCGAAAAGACCGACTGGCTGAGGGCTATGCTAACGTGCGCAATATGGTAGCAGGCCTTGCAAATACGGCCAAGCCGAATGAATTGAATGAGCTGATTGAATTTGTTGCTTATGAGACTGATATTGCTGGTGACGCAGTTGAGCGGAAACAAGCATTAACAGCAGATTTTGACGTTGTACGGTTTATCGCTGGAGCGGTTCTTGACCGCACCTCTGGAGATAGCCTCTTCAACTACTACAAGCCTGAATATGCGTATGCGTTCTTGACTGACGGTGTTGTTATTCAAAACGCCGATGGCTCCAGCTATGCCGTCAAATTTCCTACTCAAGTGTATGAATGCGAAGTGTTAGATGTTGAGATTAACGCCTCCGACAAAGGCCGTCTGATTCCAGTCATCCGTATTCAACCGACTGAAATGTCTGGTAGCGTTATCAGCTTGTGCTCTGGCTTCAATTTCAAAGCTATCTTGGAAAACAACATCGGCAAAGGCTCAATCATCCAAGTGACCAAAGCCAATGAAGTCATTCCTGATTGGTGCGGTACAATCAAATCTACCGAAGCAATCATTCCTACAACATGGAACGGCAAACCGACTAAATGGGATGGCGTTCACCTGACCTATGAACTCGACCGCGAAGCAGTCATGGTTAAGGCTTTGATGACTGCTGTTGCGCCTTTCGGCTTCGCTGAAGCTAAGATTGACGCCATGATTGAGCACTTTCAGCTGACTACCCTACAAGCCCTGAAGAATCTGGTTGACTCTGATAGCCGCAATCTGGAAGCCGTCTTGACTCCCGCATTCATACAACGCGGAAATGAACTGCTGGATAACCTCAAGACAATTACATTGCCTGTATTCTTACAAGCGATGAATCTAAATGGTGTAGGCGATACAGCCACCGCGATTATCAACGCATACTATGCCGAGACAGGCAAAGACTTCTTCACAAGCCTGAAAGAATTAGGCCGATTGCCGAAGGAACTGGAAGCTGAATTGCCTACATATGTACCAGCCAAGTCTATTGAAGAGAATTTTGACTTTATCAAATCCGCCTTTGAGACTGGCTTCAACGTTGTACTGGCTGAAGTTGCTAAGAAAGAGGAAGCCGAAATCTTGGTCACTCTGACTGGTAAGTTAAGCAAACCGCGCAATCAATTACTGGCTGACTGGGGTAGCAAGGTAGCAGAAGTTGCTATCAACAAAGCCCACTATCTGGTAACAGACGATAAGGACGCACAATCTAGCAAGGCTGTAAAAGCCCGCAAGCTGGGTGTGAAGATTGTAACTGAGGCGGAATTCAACGAAATCTTGAAAGGCTGAGGCGATGTTGTACTTGCTACTTCTGCTTCATTCAATCTATGCAGCAATCTTCAGCTTTATCGCTGCTAAGCCAAAGTCGAAATGGTCGGTTGTTTATTGGGTGTTATGTGGTATGAATGTTGCTTGCATAATCGCAATTTTGCTCATTACAGGATTTAACCTATGAAAGGAATTACATGAAAATCACTATTGAGTGCGAAGATGATATTGAATTCGTCAATATCGAATTTGTACGGCCAGGCAAGAATCAGTCGCACAGCCTCCGTAAAGGCGAAATCAAGGCTGTATCGGCTGTACCTCAAGGACTGTTTGAACCGCATCATCAAATAGTGCCTGAGGAATCCCCGATGGAACCAGTTGCTGCTTATCAGCCGAAAGGCCAGAAGACAGTCAAAGATGACTACTTCGAGTCAACTGAAGGCGAACAAGGTGAGACACGTGAGGCCAAGATTGACGAGGGTATGGCGAATTTTACAGTTTAAACGAAAGGTAATAACATGAATATTTTAGCAGTAGATACAGGCTTTGGCGATGTAAAGGTTGTTTACGGTGATAACAACTCCGTCAAAAACATCTTCAAGTTTCCCTCAGCCGTTGCACAAGTTGAAAAGAATGCGCTTGTGAATGACGTGAACTTGATTGAGCACGAAGGCCGTTCATTCTATGTTGGCGATGCAGCATTGGGTATTCAAAACTCAGCCATTATCGACATCTCCGACTACTCACGCCTTGAGAAAGCAACACCGCTGTTTCTGCTCAAAGCTATCAAGGACTTGGACATCTCCGTGCCTGATATCATTGTCTTGGGGTTGTCTATCGCTCAAGTTAGCAATTCAGGCTATTACAAAGAGACGGTAGAAAACCTGTTCAAAGGCTTAGGCAAGGATGTACGAGTGATTGTATTACCTCAAGGCGCAGCCAGTAAGCTGACTATCGACCGATACGGTGCTACATTCCCACAAGTCAGCAAAGACTTCAACCCGCAATTGAACTACGTCTTGTGTGATATAGGGTTCAATACTTTGGATGTGTGTCACGTTGTTAACGGCAAGACCTCAGCCAATATGCTGCGCGGTATTGAGAAACAAGGTGCAATCGTCATTGCTTCTACTCTGGTTGAGAAGATTAAGGAAGCGCATGGCCTGAACTTGACCGTGAACGAAGCCCGACAAATCCTGAACGAGGGCAGCTTCAAACGAAGAGGTGTGAGTTACGAAGTAGCGAGCTTCATCCAAGAAGCAAAATTAGTTTACATTGAGAATTTGAAAGTCATCATTGAAGACCAGTTTGGCGACATCTTAGACAAGGTTGATAACTTGTTTATTGTCGGGGGTGGGGCATATTTCCTGTCGGATATTACTGACCCTTTCTTCAAGATTCCGAAAGAACAGGCTGAGTACTACAATGCTGTGGGCTATTACCTGTTTGGGTTGAAGCAACCAGCCTGAAGGCCTAAGGAATCGAGCCTGGAGCCATACATTTTTGACTCTGGCTTCGATTCTATCCGCTACGCTGCGGCATTTGACCCTGTAATGCGAGCAAGGTTGTCTGGATTGATAGTTGCTGACTTATCTCTGACTTCAAGCTATGATGACCTAGCTTTCGAGGCCGTGAGGGTACATCATGCCCTTATGCAAAGGATAGGTGAGACGAAAGAGGGCAAGACGATTCAAGCCTACTTAATCCGCCGTATCTTCAGGAATCTGCTAGCAGCAAAGCGTCAATATTTGAAAGACAACCATGTTTGAATACTTATGGGCGATAATGGACGCCAAACTCACTTTAGTCGTTGAATGGCTCATGCAAGGCTGGTACGACCAATAACAAAAATTAAAGTTGGCCTCTGGAATATTGAATTATCTGGAGGCCAATTTCTATAAAAATTAAAATTGGCGATTGAGATAATACCTTATACAACTAAATTCTCTGGAGTCACCAAATGAAATCAATTCTCACTATCGCTGTTGGCGCAACCGTTATCGCTATCGCAGGCTTAGCAGCCCTGAAAGCTAATGATGTGCAAGAGTACAAACAGCAATTAGCCCAACACCATGAATGCGTACAACGCCGAGCAGATAGCCCTGTAAAATTTGCTTGCCCTAACAAACCTGAACTGTCTGACTTCGACTTAGAAGAGAAAGATGTAAAATGATTTTGCTACAATTCAAAGCCCTGCTAGATGACGCTAAGCAGGCGTATTTTGAGACACCAGACCAAGATGAAATCGACTTCTTGGACTGGTTATCAAGAGACACTACCGACCTGTTTATGTCCCTGCCGAATGGTCGACAAGCAAAGGTTGTAGAAGTTTATCACGATGACTTGGTACTGCTTGAAATCCTGCGAGGACAAATGCTGACTTATCGTCTGTCTGAATGGCTGGTTGAAAATATCAGCTGGCTGGTAAGAAACAACACCTTTGCAGTCCGTCAAAGCCTGACCCCGATTGAATCCTGAGAGGAATACATCATGAAACCGCAAGTGACTGTCGACAAAGAATTGTATGAGAAACTGGTTGCTTTAGCAAAAGCGAGCCGAAATCTCGACAAGAAGTTCATTCCGAAAATCAACTGGATTGGTAATAACTTCAGCACCCAATCATACGAAGCAATGAACGAATTTGACGCTGCTCTGTCGGCGTTGAAGAATGACCGTCTGTAAGGGAGACAAGAATGAAGAATGTAAAATATGACTGGTGGCTGACTTTTTGCAGTCTGCTAATTATCGCAGGTGCGGGATTCCTACTGCACGTTGAATCCGACCGCCGTGAGAAAGCTCAAGAGTACAAATACCATCTGAAGTGCGGCGATACTGACCACGGTGTTGTTTATCATCTGCGTAAGTTGGGTAACACTTACAAGTTTGAACGGCCTAATGAAGGTAGCAAGCAATACTCCGTAACGGCCAAAGACTGCATCACCGTCAAAGTTGGCGAATAACTTATCAATCATAATTGAAAGGACAATTGAAATGTTTACACTGTTATTTACACTGGTAGGAATCGTCACCGCTGTAGGTTGTGTTACAGTAGCAGCCATTGCAGCTTATGACGCTTTCACACGCTAATCCGACCGTATGACCCTGAGCCCAGCATTCTTGATTGAGTGTTGGGCTTTTCTTTTTGCGTTTATTCCCTGAGTAGCTATTCAAGACGGCCTAATCGGGATTCTGAGACAGCGAGAATCGAAAATTAGACAGTTTAGGACTTCTGACCAGAGAACGACTTGACTCAAGATACAGGGTGGCTAATTTTCGCTTCTAGCGTGTTTTTCAATTTTGCAATGATTGCGTCTTGTAACGATTGGGATTCCGTACATAAGTCCAAGATTTTGGCTAAAATTAGTGATTGCGAAACAACGAGTTATCAACGAAATATACGATTTCAATGTCATAGATGTGATACAAATACACAACCACAAGTTATATATTATCTAATAGAGAAAACAACAGACACTAACACACCCCTGAGACTGAGACTGGAGAATCAACAGCCATGAGCATGGAATCTTTGAAAACATGAGACTGAGAATCATCAATCAGAGGAATAGACGGCCGAACGGAAACAGTCAAGCATGAGATTGCTGAGGCAACGAAATTGAAGCATGAAATGTTCTGCTTGCGGTGTGAGCGTGAGCAAGCAAGAAGAGGGACAGTCATGCATGAGAATGGAATCAGACGGCCTGAGGGTGTGATTGAGACGGAATCATGAAACCAATTGCTGACTGGTGAAACTTGAGACTGAGCAGCAATGGTTGAGAACTGAATCCTGTAACGGCTGGGAATCCGAACATAAATACAGGATTTTGGCTAAAAATTTCCCTGATTTTATAACGAGTTAGTCACGAAATATACGATTTCAATGTCATAGATGTGATACAATAACAACACAAATATTATACAACTAATAAAACTATTCTCAGACCTGACATCCTATCCTCTCAATTCATGAGACTGACTCAGTCACTCAACCTTATCCCTCAAGCCATGAGACTGGAAAATTGAAATCTCTGCTTGCGTGTGATGGTTGAGCAAGCTAGAGTTGAAAACAATCATGCATGAGACTTGAGGACTGACTGCTGCGAGAGCAGGCATGTATCGGATTCCGACCGCCTGAACCCTGCCCCAGCAGACTGAGAAACGATTAGCATGAATGTTGAAATCCGATAATACCTGCTGAGCAGTCCTACAAGAAATACTAAACTTAACTCCTACCCAGCAAATCTCGAAAATTAGACACTTTAGAATCTTTGCCCAAGCGTTATCTGTTTCAAAATCCTAACTGTCTAATTTTCGCTTCTAGCGTGATTTCATTCTCAACAATCCTCCGTCTGACCTCAATCATGCACAAGGGAATCAGACGGCCTGAGAAACAATCAGCCCCTCAAGGGAATCCCTGACCTGAGTGATGACTGAAATCGTTAATATCCAGACTGATTGCTAGCAGGATTGAGAAGGCTGAAAACAGAAAATCAAAGCCAATTGCTGAGTGTTGAAACTTGATGCTAGGATACAGAAGTTGAAGATTGAATCCTGTAACGGTTGGGATTCCGAACATAAATACAGGATTTTGTCTAAAAATAGCGATTGAGAAACAATAACTTATCCACGAAATAGCCAATTCCAATGTCATAGATGTGATACAATATATAATCACGGATTATTAATAACTATAATAAATTCTATACAACATGAGACTTGAGATACAACAGTCATACATAGAATCCTCAATCACTCATCCTTATCTCTCAAGCCCTGAGCATGGAAAACAGACTTTCTCAACCCTGCTGAAGCGTGAAATCTTAGCTTAGGCCGTCTGAACCCTGGCCCAACAGGAGTAAAAATCCGATACTTGACTGCTGAAATCTTCTTGACCGTCTGCTGAACCCTCCCCAATCACGCTAGAATCAAATCAAAAGTTTGCTGTCTATTTTAACGCGGTAGCAAATTTTGAATACCTGACCAAATCATTTACCAATCAACCCTCTGCACCCAGCTAAAATCGCCAGAATTTCTATCGCAATAAAAAAGCCCCTTCAACCAATCACGGCTAAAGGGGCAGAAGCTAGACGGCTGTATGCCTAGCATTATGTTGAATTGTTGTTAAAGCAGTTCCTCAGTCAACCGACCGACTTTATCTGACAGGGCATTAGACAAGACTGACTTGAAACAATCATTCTGCAACCAACCAGGCAAATTCCTAGCCCACATAGCATTGAGATTGCGTATCATCAGTTCTTTCAGCTCGTCTATTTCAGCCTGAATCGTACTTTTAATCAGCTGCTCAAGATTGGTTATCCTGCTTTCAAGATTGTTAATGAAAGACTCAACATCCCCAACCAGTGCATTGAACCTTTCAATAGCACCGTTGACGTATTCCGCACCCCTCTTAGCTAACTCAACGAAACCGTTGAGCTTGCTTGATAAGTCGGTGATGAACTGCGTCTCAATCCCTAAGGATTCTAGCAAGGCTTTGCCTCCGCCCATCATTACCCCAAAGACTGAATTGACGATATTACAATCATGCCCTCTGTCAGCCATATATTGACCGACAACGGAAAACTTGGTTGGAATATCCGCCAGATTCTCAATCGAGTAATTCTTAATCAAGCCTGTAGCATGGCTGATTTTGTTGGTAGCTTGCTTGACACGGCTTAAATGCTGTTTAGCAAGGCCTGTACCTTTCAAGAATTCATTGATGAGCTTCTGTTTCGGCGACAAGTTAACAGAAGAATCAGAAGAGGAAGCCTGAGCAGAGGCTTGAGGCCGTCTGGGCGAATCGCTACTTTCAGCAGGGAATAACAGCGCAGTCACTTCAGCCAATGACTCTTTAGCCTTAGCCGTCTTGCTTTCTAGCAGTACTGATTGAGTCTTGAGCGGATTCTTAGTGCCTTCGCAATTATCAAATACTTCCAAAATCTCACGATTTATCATGTGTTCCTCTCATTCCATGAGATCAGCAACTTCCTTGCTGCTGTTCTTGCTTGACCGTCTGATTTGATGCAGCCCATGGAAATATAGCCTCTAGCAATCATTGAGCATTTGGAACAACGCAGCACTATCAGTCGCTCACTGCGATGAAATTCAGGTTGGCTTGAGCAAAACTTACAAGGGCGCGTTTCTTGCTGGCGTTTTTCGCGTTCTAGCTGGTCTAATATCTCTTGGGCATACATTCTATTGCTCCTTGTTTACGCGTTTGTCTAGGCCTTCGTAAGACTTCAAATTGCGACGCAGAGTGTTACTGTAATTAATCAACTGCTCTACTGACTGGCCGTATGCTCTCAAGACATCAGAGTTGGGTGACTGAGGGCTGATAGATTGAATAGCAAGTTTCGGCTTAGCAGGGATTTTCGGGGCAGGGCAATAGATAACAGGCTTGTTAACAATGACTGTTTGCGTCTTGACTTTCTCCAGCTCAACTGTAAGTTGCTTCACTTCTGCTTCATGAACGGCCTTAGATACGCAGCCAGTCATAGCCAGTGTTGCTAATATTGCGATAAGCGGTTTCATTAGTCTGAACTCCATTTCTTGGTTAGGCCGTCTGCTTGACCTTTCAATATGTCTGCATTAGCTTCGCAATTTGAGGTGAACGGCTTGGCCTGCCATTTCTCTTCAACCGTCTTGTTAGTTTTCTCAGCCAATGCCTGATTCTCTTCTTGAACCTTGCTCAATTCAAGCTCCAAGAATTTTGAACGTGATTCATACTCGCTGATAGACATGTTTTGGAAGGTCAATTTGTTATGCAAATCAAGAATCCGTCTATTTGCCTCATCAGTAGCAGTTTTACATTCTACAGCCTTGCGGTGCGCCTCATCAATAGTGCGAGCTAACTGAACATTTTCATAGCAAGCAAAAGCAAGTAAGCCGAAGCAAACTGCTAGCCAAGCCCAGTTACCTTTTACGAAGTGACCGCAGGCTGCCAAGATAGCAGCCCACATGGTTATTTCCTTTCTTCAGTTGGTGTTACACCTGTTGCATAGAAAAACTCCGCAGGCTGAACGTCTGCTGGTTCTGGAGTTTCCTCTTCTGCTGTTGGGACTACACCTGCACTTACAAGTTGCTTGAGTTCAGTCACCTTGCCGGCAACCGAAATAGCCTTGTTCACGCTGTTAGCCCCAAAGGTAGTGAGGACGTACCAACTGAAGATTTCAGTTGATAGCGTTCCTTGATAGGCCTGCCAAATTACAACACCTGTTGTCGTTATCAGGCCTACAAACATCACGAATTTAGACAGGGAGGTCGTATCGCTCCCTGTTGCTTTCAAAAGATTCATGGTTAATTACACCCATAGATGAGTGATTCCCTGATAGCCATTTTTGGAATAGACAAGATATACTCGGCCGAAATCTCACGCTCCAAGTTGTGGCAATTGTAGGCTATGATTATCACGCCTGCAATCTTCTTGTTGTCTCTGGTTTCAATCGGATAAACCAACAGGGAATCTAAGTTGTTCTTGCGTAAAAGTTCAAGGTCAAGTGCTTCAGTATTGGCTAACTCAGCAACCCTGAGAATGGTTGGTTGATTGTTGAAGATAGCAGCCTGTAGTTTCGGGTCTTTTGTTTTCACTTGGACGTCTGAACGCCATAAGGACTTACCCTCAAGGCTTGAATATACCAGTTCCTTCGTCATGGCTATCTCTGATGAATACTTCATGCGATACACGAAGATGAACTCATTGAGATGGTTGGAATCTTTCGATAGCTCCAAATCCTTGAAACAGCGGTTACTATCAACATGAACAGGTTGAGTGCTAGTCTGTTGTTCAATCGGTATTCCACAGCCGTATAAGATAACCAAAAGTAATGCTGTTAAGTACATGCTAATCGTCTTCATATTTGTTGTCCTCTAACATCCTTGCGGTCTTAGCCGAAATCAGGCCAGCGTATTTCTGCAAATCCGCGTCAGGTACATTATCTTCAGTCAAAAATATTGAGATGTAGCCTACGATATGAGCATTGCGCTTGATTGGAAAGCGGTAAATCCCTTTTACGCCGTCCAGAATCATGCTGTCTTGGTTGATTGAAGGTATATTGTCTAGCTCTTCTTGGCCTTTAGAATTGATAAATCTGAATTCTTGGTCAACAAGCTTGGACTTGGTCGGATGACCGTCCAATAATTCTTCAATCGTATCTTTACCTGACCAGATAGGCAGCCATCTCAGGTTGATTTCATCAATCTTGGCTTCTGCCTGTTCTCGGTCGTTACCTATCTGTTTGTTCCAATAAAACACTAACACGCGCCCTTGATATTCATGAGGAATATTGCCAGGCACAAACTTGTAGATAGCTACAGAGGTTACAGGCAAACTAGTGTTTGTAACGACTTTTTCAACAGCCTGAAACAGTTTGTCTGTATCTACTCTTGCAACCTTGAGTATGTCAGTGGTTGAGTCATAGATAATCGCAGGCAATTTTTCAACCGTTTTTGGCGGTGCTTCCGTGTGTTTGGGCGGTCGGCTGGCCAGGTAGGTCAGGATTGGGTCTATCTTCCAAATAACCAATGAAACGATACCGATAACAGCCAGCAGTAGTATGCGCTTGACCGTGAAATCCTTCAAAGACTCAATCAATTTTGCTAAGTCCACTGGATTTTCCTTTTATTCTAATGGATTGAATTGCATTGCCTCCAGTTGCTAAGCTACCGCATAGCCTGGGCAATTTTTACATGATAGTTGTTTTTAGCATATGCTGGTCCATTGTATCGGGATACGAATGGGATATTGTCTGATGGGTTGGTAGATAGTCGGAGGAATTGCGGCTTGATATTAGCCACTTTCAAGATGAAGTCTCGCAGCATTGTATAGTGCGAGTATTCAGAATTGCGAGCAGCCCAAAGCATTTCGATTGGATGGCCATAACCGCAGAAGGCGTAATACTCACCCAACACTTGGAATTTACCGATTGAAACAGACATCAATGCAGCTTTTGGGTCTAAGCAGACGGCTGTTGCGAGCTTTTCCCAACTGTCGTTGATTCCGTTATGGTCTGCGTCCATAGTGTAACCGCCAGGCAGGCGATTGCTGTAATAGGTCGTACCAAAACGGCCTTTGGTGTGCTTATAAAATTTGTGACGCTCATACAGGATTTTAGGCAAGCCTGAATCGAACCATCCTGAGCCTGCAGATTCAACCTTAGCAACGGCTTGAATGCGTTTTGCGCTAGTGTCGCCCAAGTCCTTAGCAATCTGGTCAAGCTCAGCCTGAGTGATAGCCTTTGCTTCTTTGTTGGTAAACAGGGTGATGAATGCAGCACGGGTCAAAGAACCGCCTACACCATCAACCTTGAGATTTGCGCCTTTGCTATTGAGCCACTCTTGTAGCCATGCAACGTCTTTGTTCATGTTGTCTTTCCTTGTTAAAATAAGATTGAATGCTGTTCACTAGGTTGAGTTCGTCTTAACTTGGCCATGGGTCATTAGTGGTATACATGATGTTACTCACCCTGATATCCCCAATGTCTCTATCAGTTGGGACAGGGTCGAGGAATTGAAACCGAAGCATGTTACCATCACCTGGGCCACCAAGATACCACGTACCATAAGGCACGCCTTTGTCGTTGTAGATACCGCCAATCATACTGGCTTCTGACCGAAATCCCTGAGGTACATTGTGTAAACCTAAAATGTAAACGTTACGTTCTCTGTCAGACGGTTGAAGTACATACCCTGGGCCACCGCGCCGTACAATACCAAACCAACCCCAGCTCAGACCACCAAATTGATACGTCACTGTGTCGTTGATTCTGCGCACTCTCAAATATGAGGCACCTAGCTTGGAGACAATGTTAAGGTTTCGCCAGCCAGTATCGCCCGAAATAACTTTCCAATCTCTAGCTGCTGGGCCAGTTTTAAGCCAGAGTGCTGCACCGTTAGTGATTGCCTTATCTTGGTATAGCGTTCCTTTCGGCTTATCAGCCATACTCTGATTTGTATCAGGCCTTCCTGTTCCTTTCAATACGCCAGCATCTGCAATTTGAGTAGCTAGGAAGGCCGAAAAGTCGTTCAATGTTGTTTGTAAACTCATTAAACCTCCTTAAACAGGGTGGGACGCACCCTGAATACGGTTAAGATAAAGCAGCAGTGTAGCTGTTCTTCAACTCTTGAAGAGTGATGCTGTCGATATCAGATTTGACGCCATCAGCAGTGCCCTTAATCTCGGTAATCTTGGTGACCAAAGATTCAGGCACGCTGCTACCGTTTGCTTTCAACTTGGCCAATTCTTCAGCCAATTCCTTGAATGTGTCTAATTCTTCAGAAGCCCCACCAATCAATTCAGTTTTCAAGGCTGAGACGGCTGATTGGATTTGGGATTGAATTTCGCCCTTAGCCGTATTGATTTTAGCATCAGCAGCAGTGGCCGCAGTATTGATGGCTTCAGTTTTAGCCGTATTAATGCTGCCTGAGAGTTCCTGTTTTAATTCTTTGTCTTTTTCGCCGATAAATTGTGCGAATTGACTTAACAATGATTTTAAGCTCATTACAATGCTCCAAGTTTGTAGTTTAGCAGTAAATCTGCCAGTTCAGGCAGTTCTTCGCAGTCAACCTCTGAGGGCTTACCTTCTTGCTTTTGAGGTTTAAAAGGTGCAGCCCTTGGGTCTAGTTTCACTTTTATTGCGGGCTTTCGCAATAGCCGTGCAGTAAAAATACCCTGTTCATCCATCTCTTTCACCTCGTGGTGTCTTGTAATAGACTTATGCTGCCGTAACACAGGGTTTTAATCCTACCTGTACTATCAGTCATCTGTAGGTCGTAATTGGCGGAATCCCATGAAACATTTTCAGTTGCTTGATGAGGGACTGAAATTTGCACCATGTTATCTTTCACTACAATGCCTTCAGATGTGCTCAATAGTATCGGCTCTCCTAGATATTCAGGGACTATCTTCATGTTGAAGGAGCATCCTGTAAAATCAACAGGCTTGTTGTCTATTTCAAAAACAAAAGTCTCCATCTCATCGTCACCTCTGTACCACTCAAGGTCTATCCGTTTCATTTACATCAACTCCTTTTCATCATGATAGCTTTCCTTGCTAATATGTCCGTCTAGTCAGGATTGAGTATAGTTCATTAGGGTCGAATCGCCATGGCTCATCATATCCCAATACGCCTGCACAAAACTCACTGCAGAACATACGCTTGCTACTATTATCAATCCAGGTTACAGCGCAACCGATAGCCCCAAAGAAGTCGTAATTTTTGCCTTTGTTCTGCTCAAAATACTTGATGACTTCTTCCTCCGATAGCTGGACTGGTACTAACGTCCATTGGTCTGCAGTCAACTCCTTATGATGTTGAACGCGGACACCTTTGTCTCGGACGGATGCGGAATAGATACTGTATGTGCCCTCTTTGTCTTTGATAGCTACTTCGCAGTGCGAGTATCTACCATTAGTGAAAAATCGGGTCAGGCGGTCTAAAAATCTGAACCAAAGGGTCTTGATTTTAGACTTACCGTGCTTGTAAGGTTTCTTGCCGCGATAAAATGCGATGAAAATGTTATTCATTGTTATTTGCCTTCGAGAATGAGCTTGGCCAACCAGTCATAATATCATACGAATCTAAACTAGTCAAGGCTCTGATTTTTGCGCCGTGAGTTTCCGCAATCTTGAAAATCTCTTGGCTGCGAGTAAAGATGGTTGAGATGATTTCAACTACTTTGTCCTTGTTGATTTCAACAAAAGTACCATCCATTGTCTTCCACATGACGGGTTTGGCTTCAGGGTTCAAGTTGAAGAATTCCAACGCTCTAGTGTAGCTCATCTGGCTAACCATATCTGTATGAAACCACTTCTTGATTGAAGGTACATAGCAGCCTGACACTAATCTGGTTTCACGTTCGGCCTTCGTCTTTTCCCACAAGTCAGCTTTGTACTGCTCCAAGCGTTCCTTAAACTTCTGGTCATCTACAACCCAAGTTTCAGTTGCTTTGTCATAAGTGTAGTAGTCATCAGGTTTTGCGCCTGTCCAGACAAGTCGTTTGTCTGCTGTAACGTACACCTCACCGCCTTTCTCGATGCTTTCCCTGATATCGTGCTCTTCCTTATCAGTCAGCAAGTAGGTTTCAGGTGTAATCTCTTCCTTGCGGTTAATCTCTGAGAATACAGGCTTGTCGCCCATAATAATCACTCTCATCTTGCGTTCCTTGCGTATGTAGTATTGAAGTTGATATCAAGGTCATACAATCGCTTGATATTACCGCCTTTAAGTGGCAGCCAGCCGTCTTGTAAAGTCAGCTCACGAAACAAATACAAAATCGGGTCTTCGCATTGAGCTGGTGAACGAGCAAAGGATAGCAACTTGACTATATTAGGCGGATTGCCGTCAATGAAGTCTTGTAGATTGCTGAAGCCCGCAATAACGATTTCAGACAGGTTGTTAATCCAGTCAATCTCAATTTTGCCAGCGAGAAAGACGGCTGAAGTTTTGCCATCATCTGGGTTGGTGTATTCTTTTTCAATGATATACATGTTGATTTACCTTATACCTATGTATTCTCTTATAGTCATATCGACATCTGGAAGTTGCTCAAGGTTGGAGTAATAACCTAGGTCCAGTCGATTACCTTCAAAGTTCGCGTATGCTAGACTGCTTTGTCCTTTGCCGCCACCATCAACCACAATTCGCCTTAAATCATCGAAATCCAAAAATTTATTTTCAATGTCTGAGTTGAACTCTATTGCTCTTAACAAATCAGGATCACCTGAGCTGTCATACACATGATGACCGTACGTCCAGTGTGAATGCTTTACGGTTACTACATTGATATTAACAGGTTTTTGAATTGGCGCGAAAATCCTTGAGTCTAATTTTATTCCGTATTGTCCCTTTTTGCCTTCAGCAGACACGCGGTCTAAGGCATACAGATGCGGGACTCTGCTAGAAATCCTCGCAAGCAATTTTCTATCTTTAGGCAAGTCATTATTAGGATAAAACAGATAGTACCCTGGCCAGTCTTTCCTATTACCTATATTCCCTATCTCTCGCAATATATATGTATCATCATTCTGCAAAACGATTTTCTGCTTATCAACAGCCAAGGCGTATCCTGAAAGCGGTTCAGCTGTAACAACGGGATTGAAACCGTTAATGCCATCATAGCCCGAAAGATTGCCGATATACTCGGAAATTTCATTTACTTCCTCACCATTCTTTATTTGAAGTCCATACATATTTCCTCCGTAAGAGATTAGCAAGGCCAGCCAAAAGCCAGCCTTGCGAATTAATCAACCAGTTTGCCTAATCGGACACGTAATCTAGCTGCTTCATCATACACGTCAATGCGTTGGTTAGTGATTTTCAAGCCAGTAGAACCACCAGAACTAATCGTCACATCACCGTTTGCATCAACCTTGAACTTACCACCAATGTTAATTGAGCCTGCAGTAACATGACCTAAGTTAGCTGATATTGCGGACAAGCTACCAACACTAATTTGATTAGCAGTGATAGAATTGGTTGTAATCCTACCGCCGTCAATCAGTGTCTGACTGCCTGGCATTAAATCGCCGTTGTTCCAAACTGCAGAAACCTGAGCTAAATCGCCAAAGACACCTCCTGAACCTCCAACAGCCATGATAGATTCTTGGGCTGAGCCTTCTGAACCAATCTTACCAATCAAAGCAAATGTATTGTTGCCTCGCTTGTTCAGCGTGTTGTAAATCAGGTCTGTTGAACCTGCTCTACGCAAAGCTGACCTCAGGTTGGTATCGTCCACTCTACCGACATTAGCCCTAGATACAATCATGACTATCTTGCCGTTGTAGGCGGTCTTACTTAAATCAGCAGCCAACTGAGCATAGCTGGTAGCATTAGCAGGATAGACTTTAGCAAACTCAACACCCAGCGTTGAAATGTTCAGAATCTGTACCGCAATACCTATGTTATCTGCAATCGGTAGATTGCGGATTCCAGAAGGAGTTGATACTTTCATCTGAGCATAGCTGTTATTGTAAGCCCCTTGAGCATACAACACATTCGGTATCTTCAAAGCTGAAATTGACTGTTGAACGTCATCAGCACTGACCTCTTTAGCCCAATCTGACCATGTACCGCCAACCTTTCTGCGAGTGTAACGGACTGTACTGTTGTTGTCTCGCGTCACGGTCTGTAAAATGCGGTCACGACCGTCGCCCTCAACCGTAACAAACAACCAGTTAGTTATCGGGGCATTTGGATTATTGGCTGCTTTGATTACATAACTGCCTGAATTAGTCAGACTGTTTAAGTCTTGAGCAGTTGTGAATACTACAGACTGTCGGGCTTCTGTAATCGCGTCAGTCTTGGCTCGATTGATTACAGGCGCTAAGTCGTTTTTAACGTCAGTTTTGGCTTGCTTAATCTTTTCGCCTGCTGCTTCATCAGCTTTCTTGATTGCCTCTATTCTTTGATCATCAGCATAGTCCTTGGCCTCTTTCAGCTTATTAGGTATTGCTTTATTGGCTTTATCAGCTTCTTCAACACCCTTTTTGGCTTTAGTCAAGGCTTCGTTGATTGTAGGACTCCATGTATCCTCAATAGCCCTTTTGGCTGCATTAGCCTTTTTATCAGCCTCAGCTTCCGCAATATCAACTAAGCTAGTTTGACTGTTGTTTGTAGGTGCTGAAATGAACGAGTAAACGCCATCTTTCAACAAACCTGAACATACAGCCGCAACTTGGTCAGGATTCTTACGACCATCAATAGCTTCTGACGTACAGCGGTCAGTACCAATGACTTGGCTAATCAGGCTGAAGCTAGTTCTAACCTCGCTTTTCAAAGCCTTGTTGACGTTATTACCAAAGCCAGCTGCCAAGCTATTCAAAGCCCTTATGAAGTCTTGGTTATCAGCCATTGACGCATCTTGCGACCTTACGACTACCAGATTGCTACCTCGATTCAAGCTATTGACTGCATTAGCAAATGCGGTACAGCCAGCAGCCGTGTAGGTATCATACAAGACATTGGATATCAATGCGCCTGTCTGGTTATTGATTACGGACAACCAAACACCTCGACCGTTACTTGAACGGTGCAAGTCTCTGGTATCTGTAGTCAGCAGTGCTACTCGCTTGGCTACATCCAGATGATTGGACACACCTACAGCAGTGATAGTTATCGGCACTTTAGGGATGGCTGGAGGGTCTTGAACGTTTGAAAAACGCACTTTACCCTTGAATATTACCTCGCCATTCTCAATAGTGAAAGGAGAACCGCCCTGATTTGAGCTGTTCTTAACCTGAAACTTATCAGCCAATACGGTGAATTCAGTTGAGTTGTTCCTGTTCTGAGCTTCCCAACCAATAACTCGACCGCCTGCATCAACCGTCATACCGATTTTAGCGTTGACCTTACCTTGAGCGTCAAGTGCTACCTCTTTAGTCTCCGTCAATAAAGCAGAGATTGAGGGTGGCTTGTAACCTCCCCAAGTCACGCCTTGACTAGCGTAAGGAAGGCAGAATTCAACGCTTCTTAGTGACGGACTATTAGCACCGTTGACTGAGATAAACAATTGGTTGAGATTATCTTCTTGCGTCTTACGAGCCTTACAGATAGTCCATTGCCAATCATTAGTCAGTTCAGGTTGATTCAGGTATTCAACATCTTGCCAGAAAGGCGCATTAGAAACATCCAAACGTACTCGACAACCCCTCACGTTCACACCTGCAGGAAGCCTTGCAGCGACCGCTAAGATGTAAAACTGACCTCTTGCCCAAGTCTTTTTGCTAAATACTATCTGTAGCCCTTTGTCCTGATTCGCAGGGAATTCAGTCCAAGATACTCGCAGGGCATTTGAGCCATTCAAACCAACATCTGGAATGATAAGTGGCGTCATAGTACCTGCTTGCGGATACATGTATTGATAGATTGTAGCGGTCTTGTTTCTTGAGGTTGAGTTCGGGTGAGCCTGTAAGTTTTCGTAAGCCTTAAAGTCAGAGTTTTCAATCAGGTTAGCCCCGCCAATCTGTAACTGATACTGCTTAGTCAAATCAGCGGATACTTGATTGGCTGTTGCAGTCATGATTTGATTCAAAACTGCGTTGACCTGATTGATGTCGCCTGTTCCGTTCGGGAATCTTACTGAGCCTTTGGTGATTTGCTTCACAAGGCTTTCGGTTTCCGTTGTCCTTGCTACTCGCTCTTCATTGAATAAGGCTCTGGCTGAAGTCCTACTTGGGCCAGGTGTGTACTCAACTACCTCTTCTAGCTCTAACTTCTTGATTTTAACAATCTGAGGACGGCAGAACAATACAACATTCTCACCGACCTTACCTTGAGGCACTGAGTCTAGTCTGACGACAATCCTTGTGTACCTTAGATTCGTCATATGGGTTGTATCAATGTTAAATACAACTCTAGTGAAGTCATCCAAAGTCAACTGTTGACCAGCTGGCTTGGCTGGTGCAGGCGGAATCGTTGTAGCTGTCCGTTTGTTCCAGTATTTATCCTCAGGCGCGCCAAGCTGACCTTGACTTTCATCAAGGAAGTTAGCATACACATCAGCATTCACTTTAGCGTCATTTCTGACGTAAATGCTGTATTGGTAAATGCCTGGAATAGTCGGGACATTGTAAGTACCAAAATAGCAGTATGCGTTGTTAGCTTCGTTCAGACGGCCTACATAACCAACATTGACGCCATTTACAGCCTTAGCAGGCAGGAAGTTCTTGGGTGACCTACCGTTATCAACAGCAACTATACCGCGTACATAGCCAGTAGTGTCGCTATCTTCAGTAAATGCCTGCTCAGACAAGCCCTCGACAAACTCTGAATCAGCTACCAAGTTGGCTGAGATGCCTATGCCTGCTTTTAATTGCGTTATATCGGCAGACAAAGCAAGACGGTCATTTGCTAGTGTTGATTTGTATTGCGCATAATCTGCAGCAAATTGAATCTCTGACTGCTCCAAATCCTCAGGAGCTTCTGACCAATCGGCTGGGATATTAGCCTCAACCAACATAGGCTTGCGAATCTGAATGTTGCCTACATCAGACATTTCAAAGTATGCAAGCCAATAGTCATGACCCAAGATTCCTCGACCGTATTCAACAAATACAGTCACATAGACTTGTTGCCATTCGGTTGAAGTTACATCAACCCAACCTCCGTTGTCTTTGAATCCTGAGGTCTTGTAGTATTCCCTCAAGTTCAACTGCAATCGGACATTAGGGCTTCCTTCAGCTTTCTTAGCCTCGCAGCTAAAAGTGTACCAACGGCCTGACTGGATTTTAGCTAATGTTGGTGAGCTATCGTCTCTGGCTGCTCTACTACCTTCTCTACTGTATTGATGCCAGTTCACCCAACGGCCTGCTACTCTACTAATCAATTGAACGTAATTGGTTGAGGTATTAGCAGGTTGTTTGTTGACGTCAGTGTAGTCATAGCCGTCACCTGACGATGCTGGCTCAAGACGAGCTTGTGGCTCATCAGGGTGTTTAGCATAATGCCAAACATTCACGCCCTTGTAGAATGTAGTAAGCTTACGAGTAGCAGCCAAAAGGTTTCGACCGCTGACCCGCAGGTTGTTAATCCGCGTGTTGGTATCAGCGACTTTCTTATCAACAGCATTAACATCAGACAGGTTAGCTTCTTTGACCCAATCAGTCCAACTGCTACCGTTGAAATATCGGTAATAGCGGATGTTGGGGTCATTATCGGCTTGAATCTTCTGGGTAATCCTGTTATCAGCACCTTTATCAACTGCAACGTACAGCCAGTTGTTAATCGGCGCATTAGGATTAGGAGTTGCTTTGATGAAGAATCGGCCTGTCTCTTTCAAAGTGTTCAGGTCAGTTCTAGCATTGACTACTTTCCAATCACGCGCCTCAGTAACCGCTTCTGTAATCGCCTCAGTCTTTTTGGTGTCGGCATACTGTTTAGCTTCTTCCAATTTTTTAGGTATTGCTTTATTGGCTTTATCAGCTTCCCTAGCACCTTCGTCAGCTTTAAGTTGAGCAGCATTAATTCTAGGGTCAAGTTCATTCTTAACAGCACCTGCAGCGTCAGTACCAGCTTTCTTAGCAGCATTGATGTCAGGCTCTAACTCTTTTCGGGCTGCCTGTACCGTCTGGGTTTTTGCTTCTTTGAAACGAGCAGACAAGGCCTCGCCAAGACTAGCTGACGCACCCTGCGCGCTATTAACTGTCCGTTGAACCTGCTCAATAGCTGATTGTGCTTCGGTTTTCCATCGGGTGATGGTTTCAACTTTGCTCTCAAGGTCTTCAGGAGCAGGCGTCCAGTCAGTCGGTTTATTGCCTAACTCAAACTTCACATGAGTGAAGAGGTTATTGACTAGATTCCTGTCGGTATTATCATTTGGATATGCATACAGATTCAAAGTTTCGTTCTGACGGTCTTGGTCGCCAGCATCTGGTGAAGTATGCTTATTCCAAAAGCCTTGACCACGCCATACGCCGTCTGCAATCTTAGTCAGCTTGAATAGCTCGCCATAACCGAAAGTATTGTAAACACCAATCTGACCGTTTCGGGTATCGCCTAATTCACCCCAAACAGTTACTGTAACCTTGTCGCCAAAAGCAGGAGCTTTCGTGATACGGTATGCTTTCAAATAGCCGTGTTTAGCCTTATCGGCATTGTAAGTGTCAGCTGCAAGGTTTCGACCGCCGATTTGAATATCATCAATTGCTTGTGTGACCTCAGTGCGAATCTTTTGGGTTTCTTGCACAAACTTACCATCCAAGCCCCTAGCGATTTGGCCTACAGCACTGACTTCGTCATCGTTTGAGCGTTTGTAGTCAGTTATCGCAGTGTTAGCATCAACAGCTTTCTTTTCGACCTCGCTGATTTTGGTCTCAAGTTGCATTCTGGCTTGGTTGATTGCTTGTTCTAAGTCAGTCTTGATGCCATCAGCTTTCTGTTTAGCCTCATCAATCTTGCCCTCAACATCCTCAGGCGCAGGCGTCCAGTCGGTTGGTACAGTACCTCTTTCAAACTTGACCTTGTTGATGGTAAAAGCTGACGTTGAACTGCTAGGATAAGCATACAAATTCAATGTTGTGTTTGATAGCTTATCTTCTGGACCAGTGTAAGTGTTATCAGCCCATTTGAACTTGGCTTGATATACACCCTCTGAGACTTTCTTCAGCTGAGCCAATTCACCGAAGCCTCTTGAGTTATATACGGCAAATGCAGTGCGCTCTGTACCTAAATCACCCCACAACGACACAATTACATCACTACCGAAAGCTGGTGCTTCAGTAATATCGAATGTGTGTAAATACTTGTTGTCGGTAGTGTTAGGATTGCTCTTGCGAATAAGGTTGCGACCGCCAAATTCAAGGTTATCATACAGGGTCTTAGCTTCTGCTATCTTACCTTGAAGAAACTCTTTGGCTTGCTTCAATTGCTCTTCTGCGTCTTTGATAGCCTGCTTTTTTGCTTCTGCCGATAGGCTCTCAGCATACTCCTTAGCAGCTTGCAAATTTCTCTCAGCATCTTGTACGGCTTGTTGAGCGGTTGATACGCCCTCATCAGCTTTCCGTTGCGCTGCTTGAATAGCAGGGTTCAGCGCATCCTCAGCAGCCTTTTTAACAGCATTCGCCTTTTGAGTAGCGTCAGTAGCAGCAGCTTCAATCGCAGCTGTTTTCTGATTGTCTGCATACTGTTTAGCAGCATCGAGGGCTTCTGTCTTCTTACCGTCAGCATAAGTCTGGGCTGCTTGCAGATTCTGGTCAGCTTTTGAGGCCGCATCAGCAGCTGCTTGTCTGACTGTATCAATATCGCGGTTGATTGTCTCTGCACTTTTCTCAACCACTTTCTTGAACCTTGACTCAGCATCTTGCACGATTTGGGTGCTAGACTTGGTTGCGGTGTCTAAGGTCTCGGAGAATTGATTGATTTTGGACTTGGACTCAACAACCTCACGTTCCATGGCTGTCACTTTACCCAAGAGTGCTTTGACTTCTTCGCCTGAGGCTGTCTTAGCGATTGCGTTGTTCAGCACCTCAACTTTTTCGGTTAATGCTTGGTTGAACTGACCTGTCAATTCAACGGCTTTTCGGTTCAAGGCCTTTTCAGCATTATTGATTGAGGTATCATACTCCTTGATTTTAGCTTCAGATTTTACAGCCAAGTCTTTTGCTTCTCTGACTTGGCGTTCAATCTCAACTTTTACCTTATCAACCTTGTCTTCAACATCCTCAGGAGCAGGCGACCAGTCGGTTGGGATTGTTCCGCGCTCCAACTTAGCTTTAGCCCCATTACCTACAACAGAAACGCGGTAAAAAGCAGCATTTTGAGGAGCTTCTGCTTTATACACCTTGTCGTTTACAGTAGATGTGTGGATTGTCTCGGAGGAAATGAATTGCTTTTGTTGGTCGTAAAAGGCCATCTGAGCTCTTAAACCTGAATCGCCAGTCAATCCGTATATCTTACCAACGAATTTCTCACCTGGCTTACACTGATAATAGGTTTCATCAACTCTATCGTTACGACTACCTGCTACTGCGCCAGTGTTAGGGTGCAGATAGCCTCTAGTAGTCATTCGGCTCATTATCAACAGGTTACGACCGCCCAATTTCAAATTATCTTGGACGGCTTGTGCTGCGTCTGCAATCGCTTCCCTTTTCTTGTCGTCAGCATATCGCTGAGCCAAGCCCAAGTTATCCTTAGCTTTCTGCAAGGCTGCAGCAGCATCATCGACACCGCGTTGAGCTGTCTCAGTCACGGTTGAAATCTTGCCGTTGAATTCAGTGCCCATTTCTCGGACACGTTTCGCAACCGATTCTGTCTCAGTAGTGACTGTTGATTCCAAATTCTGGATTTTAGCCTTGCTACCGTTGAACTCAGATTCCATTGTCTGGAATTTCAGGGAAAGGGCTTCAGTCTCACTAGCACGGGTTTCTTTTTCCTCTTTGATGGCCGCAGCAGCTGCTTGATAGTTGACCTGTAAATTGTTAACTTCACGGGCTAAGGATTGGTCAGCATTCGCTACGGCCAGACGCAGATGTTCTAGCTTCGCATCAGACTCAATCGGTGCAGCATTGGTTCGACATTGAGGAAAAGCGATGATGATAGCATTCTCTTCAGTAATCGCACTGTTCTGGGTTGAAATCTGTAACTGCAAGCTGGTCGTATTAGCAGGCAATGGCACTGAGCCAGATACAATCTCAAACTTACCCTTAGCAACTTCACCCAACAGGATAGTTTGCGCGCCGTTGATTCTAACCTTAATTTGGGTCAGGTTAGTCGTGGCGGGATTGGCTACTTTAACTGAGAAATGAACCAAGTCTGTAGGGGATACCAGCTTTGGAATATCGCAGTCAATTAACAGGTCAGTGCCCCAGAATTTGCCTACATAGCCTTCTGATTTAAAGAGGGTGTAATACGGAACATCAGCTTCAGTCTTACCTGCAGGCAACAAGCTTGTACTCGGAACACGCTTGAATTTAGCAGTAGGATTAGCCGTCCAGTCGGTTGAATCCTTAGACATAGACGGATTCTTGACATGATTAACCATAGTGCTGTTGAAGCCAGCTTTCAGGTTATCTAAGGCTAAGGCAGTTGAACTACGGTCAGATGTAACAGCCTCATCAAGACGTTGCAAGCCAGCTTCGTTCTTACCGACTTTTGCCGTCATGTTGTTAATCTGTTCAGCTTGGACTTTCTGAGCCTCAGCTTGAGTCTTTTGCTGCTTCTCAATCTCAGCGATGTTATCGCCAAATTTGCTGTTCAGCTTCTTAATCTCTTTGGCTTGGGTCTCAAAGGCCTCCGTTGTCGTCTCTTTCAAGTGGGAGATTTCAGAACCAACAGCGGCAGTTGCTGAGATGTCTAACAAGTCGATAGAACCAATATCAACCTCTGAGCCACGCTCGCCTACAATCTCAACGACAGGCACACCCTGCTTCGCCCCTAATGGGATAGCAGCCAGCTTCAGGTTTGAGTTGATAGGCCATTGTTTGGTTGCGCCTTTAGCTTCACCGCCTAGTGACGCCCAACCGCTGTTAGGCGCAAGCGTTTTCTCGCTGACCCAATAGTATCGGGAATCAACATTTGAGTGAGTCTGAGCTTCGCCACGATGGTCAAAAGTCATCAGGCCTACACGCACTTTGACGGGATTTGCACCGATGTTTCGGAGGCTCGCTACAGCATTGTAAACATTCTCAAGGTTGATAGCGGTCTTAGTCGTAGAATACACCAGCGTGGTGACGTTAGTTCTCAGGTTCAGCAGGGTGTTTGAAGGGTCACTCGGATTATTGGATGTTTTAGCTTCCAATACGCCTTGCGAGGCTTCCCAGCTATCCTTGCCTGCTGTAAAGTTGTAGTTGTAGTGGTGATTACCCATCAAGCCTGATTTCAAGTTTTCAAACTTGGTTGCTGATGAGCGTTCGTTATCGGCTACAGTCTGGGACAACTCTCTGATACGGCCTGCTTGAGTAGAAGAAGTTGCTTGCAAGCCTTTCAAAGTCTCAGCTTGTGAGCCAAATTGGTCTGAGCGCAATCGGCCTTCCTCAACGATAGCAGCTTCATTCGCTTCAGTCTTAGTTCGCAGCTGTTTAATATCGTCAGCTATCGACTCATACTGGGTTGTCCTTGCTTCGGATTCTTTGTTGATTGCGGCTTCGTTAGCACCTACCTTAGCAAGCAAGGTCTCACGAGTTTGCGATAAGGCCGTATTGGCGTCAGTCAAGGCCAAAGTATTTTTCTGAACGCCTGCTAAGGCTTCTTCTGTCTTGGAAGTCCAAGTTTCCAACAAGCCTTGAGCTTTCTCGGTATTCTCAACAACTTTTGAGTAATTTGAGCCTAGACGGCGTATTTCCTGTTCCAACGCATCTGTTACCTGATTGAGGCCTTGTAGCGAGTTTTGAACACGAGAATCAACCAGATTGTCAAGATTATTCAAGCGTTCACGGACTGAAGCAAGGCGTTCATTGATTGTACGGTCAGTTGCTTCTTGGATGTTCTTGTATAGGCCTTGTACTAGCTCAGCATCAAGCTCGGTCGCGGTAATCTTTCCGCGCAAGGTCTCTACCAATTTATCCAAATTGCCGTAAGGGTCGGCATGGATTGGGCCAAATACTTGACCGTGACGGCTTGGGTCTTGTTTATCAACCAGTTGCACCCAGTAATATCGGGCTTTAGTTTCATCAATGAATGCGCCTGAGATTGGGTATTCTACTTTCTTGATAACAACAGCATTCTCAAAGGCTTCAGTTGTTGCTTGATAGATTACAGTTTCGGCAGCACGCTCATAAGTCGGTAAAGCCCAACGCAATTCAATGCGGGACAGGCCAGGAATGTAAGTCAATCCTGTAATATTCATGCCTGTTTCGCCGTTGAGCTGACTGTACGTTGACGAGCCGTCTGTTAGCGTGTTGGTTGCTTTCACCGCAGCCTTAGCTGCTTTTTCACCAGCTTGGGCTGCAAGGTCAACTGCGTCTGCTACCAATGCTTCGACTTTGGATACAGTATTCTCCAACATCAGCAAGGAAGCAGCAGTCACTGCATACTGGTCTTCAGGGACTTCGCCCCAGCGTGTAGCCAGAGGCACCATGCCTGCTTTATCATGCGAGGCAGTGTCGCTGTAACGCAAGACGGACTGTTCTTGAATACAAGGTTTCACCATAGTGTTACTCCTAGTGTAAATTGAAGCACGGTTATGCCTGACGACTTGGGGAAATCCCCACGCATAGCAATGCTGTTGAGAAATGAATCCTGTAAGGATTGGGATTCCGTACATAAATACAGGATTTTGGCTAAAAATAATGCTTGAGATTCAGATACTTATCCACGAAATAAACGATTTCAATGTCATAGATGTGATACACAATATACCACCACAGGTTATATATTATCTAATAAAAAGAAACAACAACCCTGACATCACTCATCCTTATCTCTCAAGCCATGAGACTGGAAAATTGAAATCAGACGGCCTAAAACTAGAATCAGACACAACCGTCTTGAGGCTGGATGTTCTGCTTGCGTGTGATGATTGAGCAAGCAAGGTACAGAGATAACAAGCATGCATTATCAAACCTGAATGCTGAATCTTGTAACTACTGGGAATCGGAACATAAAGCCAAGATTTTGGCTAAAAATTCCCTTGCGAAAACAATCGACTATCCACGAAATATACGATTCCAATGTCATAGATGTGATACAA